TGCGGCTGCCCCATCCTGTACGGGTTTCCAAGTCGATCGGAGGACGGGACCGGCGCTGGAGCGCCTCACACGGGCTCTGTGCGCCCCCCGGACGCACGAACAGCAGATCCACGGGTAACTGCCAGCGCCATCAACGCCCGCGCTCAGCGGGCTCTCATCCGCAGAGAGCAAAGTCACAGCAACAGCAGGATGGAAATTGACGATGGCGTTCGTTAACCCCTGCAAGGACTAGGTATGCCTCACCAAACTTCGATCAAATCCTAGTCTCCTGGCCCCCGCCGTCGGTGAATTGCCGCTCATGGGCGGCGGGGTGCCAGGTCCAAGGAGAGGGCTACCCGCCATGAAGATCTTCAACACGCTCGCCGGGGCGATCGAACTCATCCGCATCGCCGCCCGAGGCGGCTGGGACGCCGAGATCTACGAGCCGTGGGACGACGACGAGTACCTCCTAGGGTGATCTACACCACTCTTACGGTAGGTGGATGTCAAGGTGTCACCTTCCCTATTAATAGAGGGGCCAGAAGGCCCCGATAAAGAGCGCCACCAGGCGCTCTCTTAAGACCGGCCTTGAGGGCCGGTCATCTATGATCCGGCAACCGCCGGATCTTCTGCCGCGCCCAGTGGCGCGGCTCTATAGAGGGGTGAGGCAACCGTGCATGGCACTCGCTCGAGTGCCTACTGGGCCTCGCAACCGGGCAAGTTCGACGTTCTCAACCTGCGGATGACGTTCCCGAGCACATCCGCTCATGAGATTCCCGACTTGACACCCACCGACTTCGTACCGGAGAACCTCGCCGCGTGGAACATGCCGCGGCACCGCGAATACGCCGCCATTTCGGGCGGCGCTCTCCACTTCTTCCTCGATGATTACCGTTTCGAGACCGTCTGGTCGTCCCCCGAGCGCCTTTTGGACCGCGTGAAAGCGGTCGGCGCGGCTCTGACGCCCGATTTCAGCCTCTGGCGCGACATGCCGCGGCCCGCGCAGGTCTGGAATGTCTACCGCAGCCGCTGGTGTGGGGCGTATTGGCAATCGGAGGGGATCGAAGTCATTCCCACGGCGTGCTGGAGCACGCCCGACACATTCGACTTCTGTTTCGACGGCATTCCGACCGGTTCGACGGTCGCCGTTTCCTCGATGGGCATCCGCTCGTCGAAGGAAGATCAGGCGCTATTCCGCGCCGGCCTTCAGGAATTGCTCGTTCGGACGCAACCGCAGTTGCTTCTGGCCTATGGCCGACTCCGCTACTGCGACGACATCGATTTACCCGAGGTCCGGGAGTACCCGACCTATTGGGACAGACGCAGAAAGCAGGTCAAGACATGGGTGGACGGGGCTCAAAAGGAGGTCCGGGCCCCGGAACCGGAAGCACCAAGAGCCGAGGAGCTGCCGCACCAGGCGGTGGATCTGGACTGAGCGGCGGCGGCAGCAGCGGCGGCGGGTCAGCCGGTGGTGGTGGCGGCGGCAAGGGTACTGGCAGCGCCGGTACAGGTGGTGTCACTGGCGGCGGCGGCGGTGGCGCGGGAGGAGCTGGTGGATCCAGCGGCCCGCAGTTCCCGGACCCGAAGCCCGACAACAAGCCCCGCACCTTCCCCGGCGCGAGCAAGGCGCGGGAGTGGTTCGCGAAGATCTGGCCGTCGAAGGACAAGTACCAGCCCAAGGTGCGTCAGGAGTACGCCCGGTACTCGGAGAACACCGGCTACCAGACGATCAACACCGCTCTGCGTGACGCGGCGGGCGACATGAGCAAGTTCGATGACCCGGACTGGCTCGACACCCGGAAGAAGTACGACGGCACCGAGTACTCGAGCTTCGTCAAAGACAACTACATCAAGAACCTCAAGGACCGCATCGCCCAGATGGACGCGGGGCTCGCTTTCGCCCCGGAGATCCCCGAGCCGATCACGCTGTCGCGAGGCACCCGCTGGACCGAGTTCAAGAACCTTGGCATCACCGGGGAGAACGACGACCTGAGCAAGCTGCTGGGCAAGACGTACATCAACGACTCGTACACGTCGACCTCAGTCGGCGGCAAGGCCGCGATGGACTACATGCCGGTGCAGATCACCATGACCGTCCCCAAGGGCGTTCGCGGTGTCTACATGGCCGGTGACATCGGGCACAATGGAGCGTTGTCCTCGCTGCCGAGCGAGAACGAGTTCCTGCTCCCCCGAGGGACGAAGTTCAAGATCAAGAGCATCAAGAAGGTCGGCAACAACTGGATTGTGGAAGTGGAGGTGCTGAAGCCGTGAGCGCATTCGATGACAAGATCGAGGACCAGGCGCACGCCATCCGCGCTGTCGAGGACTACGACGCGCTCCCGCTCGAAGGCCCCGGCCGCTGGGCCCACATCCACGGTGGCCTGACGCTCTACACCAACGACGACAACGTCCTGTTCGCACAGGGCGACATGTCAACTCTCGACTCCAGCACGCTCTTTCAGGCGATGGAGAAGCTGCGCCAGGCCGGTAAATCGGCCGGCGAGGCGTTCGACATCCTTCGTCTCGAAGCAGATGCCATCTCAGGCGACCTGTCGGAGCTGGCTGAGCAGTGAGCTGGGCGTCCTCGAGACGCCGGTATGACCTTCCCCCGGACTGGGAGCTGAACTACAGGCTCCCGGTCCTTCGGGATGCCAACTGGATCTGCGAGCTGCAGTGGAACGGCTGCGTTGGCGTGGCATCCGAGGTCGACCACATCAAGCGTGGGAACGACCACTCGCGATCCAACCTGCAGGCGGTCTGCCACAGGTGTCACGCGAAGAAATCATCCGCCGAGGGCAACGCCCGTAAGGCAGAACTCAAAGCCCGGAGGAAGCGGCCCGACGAACGCCATCCTGGGCGTCGATAAAAGCGGGCCAGGAGCCCGCTCATAGACCCAGGAGGTCAAGTGGGCACCCGAGGCCCCATCGGAAAACGAGACGAAGAGCGGGTTCGGCGCAACGCGCCCGAGAGCCCCACCGAAACGGTCCAGGTGATCGGAACGGTGCAGATCCCCGAACTGGGGGACGTGAGCTACGACGGTGAGACGCATCCGCTCATCGAGGAGATGTACGAGTCCATCAAGAACTCCGCGGCCGTGAAGTACTACGAGCCGACCGACTGGACGTACGCCAAGCTCACCCTTTACACCCTGAACCAAGAACTGATTGCATCGCGCCAGTACGGAAAGCCAATGGGCGCAATGAAACTCACTGCCATCAACCAAATGCTCTCCTCGCTGCTGCTGACTGAAGGCGACCGACGACGAGTTCGGCTCGAGATCGAGCGGAACCCCGGTGACCCGACAGCCGGGAAGGTCGTTGACATGACCGACATGCTCAAGCAGCGCCTCGCCCAAGCTCAGGCGAGCGGAGGGTAGATGGTCCCCCGGAGGGGGTTTCTAGAGCACTGCCGCTACCAGTAGCTCCTCCCTCCGGGGTTGACACTCCCTGAAAGGAACCACATGGCCGACTTCGGCAAATCGCTCGACGTTGACACGTTGTGGCTGGTCAAAGGCCGCGACTTCAAGTGGACGTTCGACAACAAGGACAAGGCCGGAAACCCTGTCCCCTGGCCAGCCGGCCAACTGTTCCTCGAGCTGGAGACCGGAGGCGAGCACAACGCTCTGCACCAGGTCTACATCACCGGAGCCATCGGCGGCACGTACCTGCTGAACATCAACGGGACCAACACCCCGGCGATCGACTACAACGACGTGTCCGAGAACCCGCAGGGGCTCGCAGGCGACATCCAAGACGCTGTCGACGCCGCCGTAGGCGCGGGCAACGCTGTCGTACACCCGGTCTCTCTGTTTCCCGCATGGACGCTGTACTTCAACATGAACAGCGGCAAGCCGCTCACAGAGCAGCTCGTCAACACGATCAACAAGGCCGCGAACGACTTCTTCGACACGTTCGACCAGCTCCTGGGCGTCGACATCAAGATGACCGTCACCGACACGCTGAACTTCAAGCTCGAGGTCACCTCGGTGCGCTCGTTCGATGAGGTCGGCGTCGTGACCTTCGCAGTCGACGTGACAGCCACCGCGGTCAAGAACTTCTTCAACAGCTTCGCTGGCCTGATCGGCGCGGTCAACACGGTCTCCACCGACTTCTACTGGAACCGCACTTACGACATCGAGTTCACGGGATCGCTTGCGCTGCAGCCTATTCCGCTGACCACGGCCAACGGCTCCGGCCTGGCGGGTGCCTCGAAGCGCATCACCACTGAGATCCTCGAGCCTGGCAAGAAGCGACTCACCGTATGGCCCCTCACGGTCAACGGCGCGACCGCCTCGATCAAGGTCGAGTCCGAGGAAGCCGACAAGATCCAGAACCGCTGCCGATGGCAGCTCGTCCACATGCCGACCGGCGAAGCCGCTGGCGGCGATGCCAAGCAGATCGGCCTGGTCTACCGCCAGCCGAGATAGTTCTAACGGCGGAACCCTACCAAAGAGGGTGTCCCCGTTCGGTTTTCGTGCCCGTTCCCCGACTGAATGCAACGGGCATTCCACAACCCCATAACGAAAGGCGCACTTTGTCGAATCGGTTCCAGGTCATTGGACAGACTGCTGACTACCAGCAGAGGTCGTACGTCTTCACGGCATCTGCCCCAGTGACCACCGCCGCAGGCCGCGAGCAGGTCACTGCGGATCTCGACTACATCGTCTCACTGATCACCGATGCTGGTGGAACGGCCTACATGGCGGCTATCAGCCTCGATACCGATGTGCCGCTGCCTTCCGGCGCTACGGCCGTCGATCAGAGGATCGGCACGCTGTCGAACCCCGCAGGCGACTACACCTCCTTGTTCGACCTGGCCGGACCTCTCGAAGAGGCGTAAGCCACCCACCCAGTTCCCTTGTGGGGCTGGGTCTTTCCCCGTTCGTCTAATTGGCAAGACGCCGGGTTCTGGCCCCGGTAATTGAGGTTCGAGTCCTTGATGGGGAACCAACTTGACATTCACCACGAAAGGAAACACCATGTCCGCAATCCAGGGCAAGCTGATCGCGCTCGTTCTCAAGTACGGCGTCAGCTACCTCCGCAAGCACCCCGAGCTGCTGGACGAGATCTCGAAGCACATCCCCGGCAAAGTCGATGACGTTGTCCTGACGGTGCTCGCCAAGCTCCTGGGCGTCTGATGGCACGCCGACTCTTCCGAGGTCGGCGGTTCTCTGAAAACGGATGGCCGTACGTCGACCAGGGCTCATGCACCTGGTTTGACGTGGCCGAGGGCGTCTCGATGCAGATCCAGAACGGCCCTCCGCTCGCGATCCTTGGTGCGTTCGCTCGCGACTACCACGCGTACGTCGAGCCGATGTTCGACCCGGACTGCTGCTGCTGGACGCAGGACAACAGCGTCGACACGTCGAACCACCCCGGAGGCACTGCCTTCGACGCCCGGTGGAACAAGCACCCGTTCCAGAAGCGGGGCACGTTCACCCCGGCTCAGGTCAAGGTGATCCAAGAGCTGCTGGACTTCTACGAGGGCACCGTCTTCTGGGCGGGAGTCGACTGGAAAGAAGGCGGCTGGGGCTCTCCGATCGATGAGATGCACTGGCAGATGGGTTACAACACCTACGACCAGAAGGCCGACCGGCCTCAGCAGTGGGTGCTCGACTTCATCTCCCGCAAGATCCGACCGGACGGCTTCTCGACGTTCCGCCGCGGCACTACGCCCGCGACACCACCGGCTGCGCCGGGTGAGATGACGGTCCCGCTTACCGCGCTGCCCAATGGGCGGTGGACCTCGCCGAGCCCTGCCTGGGCTCACCTGATCATGCGTGAGTCGAGCGGCAACCCGACGATCATCCAGCAGATCCACGATGTGAACTCAGGCGGCAACGAGGCCGAGGGTCTGTTCCAGATCACGCCACGAACGTGGCGGGCGCACAACGGAACTCAGTTCGCGCCGAGCGCGAGGTTCGCCACGCCGCAACAGCAGGCGATCGTCGCTGCACGGATCTTCACCCGCAACCCGAGCGGATCGGACTGGGGCGCTGGACTTCCCGGCCGAGAAGACCCACGTCAACTCGCCGCTGGCCTTGTGCCCACCCAAACCCAAGGAGAGGAGGACTTCTTGTCCGCACTCAGCCCTGCCGAACAGCGAGAGGTTCTCGACCTACTGCGCTGGGTGGCAGCCCCCGAATACGGAGAGCTTCGCAAGCTCTTCGCCTCCCGCGCTATGTACCGCGACAGCGACGACCGATTCGAGACGCTGGCTGGCTTCGTGCTCGCCGTCGACTCGATGTCCTATGAGGACCGCGTCGAGGGAGCCGCCAAGCGCGGTGAGCCCGACTACCTCAGCAAGGTGATCCGCCTCGCCCGAGGTGAGGGTCCGGGAGCCAAGAACCCCGACGGCAGCGTCAGGCAGTGGGCCATCAACCACGCCCGCGCAGTGCTCGCGGAGATCGAGGACACCAACCCCGACGCACTACGGAACTACCTGAAAGGGGCCTCATGAGCCCGAAGATCAGACAGACCATCTACTACCTCGGCACGCTGGTGCCAGGCATCCTCGGCATAGCCCTGGTCTGGGGCGGCATCGACGCTGGTGCGGCTGAGAACATCGGCGACATCATCGCCGGGGCCCTGGCCCTGATCGGCGCGGGAGCGCCGGCCACCGCCGCCATCACGGTCGCCTCACAGCGCAAGGACGGCACGCTGACCGCTTCCCCGGTCGAGCAGGTCTCCAAGGGCATCGAGCAGGTCATCGCGGCGCGTAACGCCGCCCAGGCAGAGGTCGACAAGGTCACCTCCGTCGTCGGCGGTGTCCTCAACGACGTGCAGGCCGCGGCGCAGGCCGTGAACCTCGGCCCGCTGGCCAGCCAGATCATCAACGGGGTCGCCCCGGCCTACAGCCAGGCGTTCAACCCGGCCACTCAGCCCTGGAACCGATGATCCTCAAGAAGGGCTCCAGCGGTGCGCTGGTTGGCCTTTGGACAGACGTGATGCTGAAGAGGTTCCCGAGCTACGCTCTGGGCCTCAACGGCAAGCCTCTGGTCAACGACAAGTACTTCGGCCTCGATGAGGAGAAGGTCCAGAAGGAATACCAGATCCGCACGGGCCAGTTCCCGAGCGGTGAGGTCTCCGAGGACGACCTGATCCGGCTTCGCATCGTGCCTGTGCTGTTCACCGTCCACGGGACCGGCATGGCCGACCCTCTGGGCCCCGGATACCCGGCAGACCTCGCGAGAGCCTGTCTGGACCTGGTGCATTGGCAGCCGATCGGCAACTACCCCGCTCAGCCCTTCCCCATGTGGTCATCGATCCTCAAGGGCGTCAAGGAGCTGAAGTTCCAGATCGAGGACTACGAGCGGCGCTACCCCGGATACCGGAAGGCGTTGGCAGGCTACAGCCAGGGCGCGGTCGTCACCGCGCTCTACTACATGCTGTACGTCTTCCCCGAAAACGGCGAGCACCACTACATGCTCAAGCGCGGCGACTTCCTGATCTCGATCACCTGGGGACCGCCGATGCGGGAGAAGGGTGTGGCCAACGGCAACAAGTTCGCCGGATGGCACATCTCCGACGGCCGCGGCATCCTCAAGGGCCGGATGGTCAACACCCCCGAGTGGTGGCTGGACTTCGTCCACTGCATGGGATCGCCTGAAGGACAAGACCTTTACGGCGACGTACCGGACGACAAGACCGGCGAGAACGAAACCGCGATCTGCGAGTTCGTCATGTCCGAGAAGTGGTACTCCGGTCCCCTGGCCATCATCAAGCGTCTGTTGGCAACGGGAACGAACCTGCTCACAGAGGGCGACGACATCGTCAAGGCAGTCCTGCAGGCAGGCATGTTCTTCGGCCACGGTCTGACCCCACACAACATCTACGACATCGGGCCTGCGATCACCGCACTGCGGAAAGCCGTCACCCGAACTTGACATACACCAGGAAGGAGGCGGGGTGAGCCTCGGTAATCACCACCCGGAGCTTGCCCCGTCCCCTCCGCACATCATCGGCCCGTCTTGGCAGAGGACGGTCGACGGGGAATGGCATCTGCCTGATCCCAAGATGACCCTTGGCTGGGGCGTCTTGAAGTGGCTGTCCGATTACGTCAATACCCCTGGCGGGCATGACGATCCAGCCAGACTCAGATTTTTGATCGTGCTGTCCGAAGCGGGACTGCTCGAGAACGAGAACATGTTCATCCCCACCGACGAGCAGGTGCGCCTGGTCCTCTGGTGGTACGCCGTAGACGACAAGGGCCAGTACATCTACCGCGAAGGCGTGATCCGCCGGCTCAAGGGCTGGGGCAAGGATCCGTTCACCGCGGCGCTGTGCCTCGCGGAACTCTGTGGCCCAGTAGCGTTCTCACACTTCGATGAGACCGGCCAGGCCATCGGCAAGCGCCGACCGGCACCGTGGGTCACGGTCGCCGCGGTCAGCCAGGACCAGACCAAGAACACGTTCTCGCTGTTCCCGGTGATGATCAGCAAGAAGCTCAAGACCGAGTTCAAGCTCGAGGTCAACCGCTTCATCATCTACGCCGAGGGCGGCGGGCGCATCGAGGCCGCGACCTCCTCGCCAGCATCGATGGAGGGTAACCGACCCACCTTCGTCGTCCAGAACGAGACGCAGTGGTGGGGCCAGGGACCGGACGGCAAGGTCAACGAGGGCCACGCGATGGCGGAAACCATCGAGGGCAACATGACCAAGGTCGAGGGCGCTCGCACGCTGTCGATCTGCAACGCCCACATCCCCGGCACCGAGACCGTCGGCGAGATGGCCTACGTCTCCTGGCAGAAGATCCAGTCCGGTGAGGACGTGGACACCGGCCTCATGTACGACGCACTCGAGGCACCGGCCGACACGCCGATCTCCGAGATCCCCTCGCAGAAGGAAGATCCCGAGGGATTCGAGAAGGGCATCGAGAAGCTCCGACAGGGGCTCTACATCGCCCGCGGCGACAGCACATGGCTGCCGATCGAGGACATCATCAAGTCGATCCTGTCGACCAAGAACCCGATCACCGAGTCACGGCGCAAGTTCCTCAACCAGGTCAACGCCTCCGAGGACTCCTGGCTGGCTCCCCGCGAATGGGACCGCTGCTACGCAGACGCCAAGAAGTACCTCGAGAAGATGGGCTACGAGTTCGCGCCGCCCGCTCGCGGCGAGAAGATCGCCCTTGGCTTCGACGGCTCCAAGTCCAACGACTGGACGGCTCTCGTCGGCTGTCGCATCAGCGACGGCTTCCTCTTCGTCATCAGGATCTGGGATCCCCAGAAGTTCGGCGGGCAGGTTCCTCGCGAAGACGTAGACGCCACAGTGCATTCCACGTTCAAGCACTACGACGTGGTCGCGTTCCGCGCCGACGTGAAGGAGTTCGAAGCCTACGTCGACCAGTGGGGTCGGACCTACAAGAAGAAGCTCAAGGTCAACGCCTCTCCCAACAACCCGGTCGCATTCGACATGCGCGGGCAGCAGAAGAGGTTCGCGTTCGACTGTGAGCGCCTGGAGGACGCGGTCCTCGAGGGAGAGGTCTGGCACGACGGCGATCCCGTTCTGCGCCAACACGTTCTGAATGCCAAACGGCATCCCACCACCTATGACGCCATTGCGATTCGCAAGGTCACCAAAGACTCCAGCAAGAAGATCGACGCTGCGGTCTGCGGCGTCCTCGCGTTCGGGGCGAGACAGGACTACCTCATGAGCAAGAAGGCCCGCACGGGCCGGGTCGTGGCGGTTCGCTAATGGCAGCCGTACTCCCCGGACAGGAAGAGATTCCAGATCCCGCCATCGCCCGAGACGACATGATCTCGGCGTTCGATGACGCGTCCAAGGGTCTCAAGATCAACACCAGCTACTACGAAGCTGAGCGCAGGCCAGAGGCCATCGGCGTCACGGTCCCGCAGCAGATGCAGTCGCTGCTGGCCCACGTCGGATACCCCCGGCTCTACGTCGACTCCATCGCTGAGCGCCAGGCCGTCGAAGGCTTCCGCCTCGGCGATGCCGACGAGGCTGACGAGGATCTGTGGGCTTGGTGGCAGGCCAACAACCTCGACATCGAGGCTCCGCTTGGCTACACCGACGCCTACGTCCACGGCCGGTCGTACGTGACCATCTCCCGCCCGGACCCCGACATCGACCTGGGCTGGGATCCAGAGACCCCGATCATCAGGGTCGAGCCGCCCACGCGGATGTACGCCAAGATCGATCCCCGGATCAACCGGGTGTCGCAGGCGATCCGAGTCGCATACGACGACAAGGGCAACGAGGTCCAGGCAGCCACGCTGTACACCCCGCAGGGGACGTTCGGCTGGTACAAGGCCGATGGCGAGTGGCAAGAGTGGTTTGAGGATCCTCACGCCCTCGGCGTGGTCCCCGTCGTCCCGCTCCCGAACCGGAACCGGCTCTCGGATCTGTATGGCACCAGCGAGATCACGCCCGAGCTGCGGTCGATGACCGACGCGGCGTCTCGCATCCTCATGCTGATGCAGGCGACTGCAGAGCTGATGGGTGTGCCCCAGAGGCTGATCTTCGGCATCAAGCCCGAAGAGATCGGCGTGGACCCGGAGACGGGCCAGACGCTGTTCGACGCCTACCTCGCTCGCATCCTGGCGTTCGAGGACGCTGAGGGCAAGATCCAGCAGTTCTCGGCAGCCGAGCTGGCCAACTTCACCAACGCCCTCGACCAGATCGCCAAGCAGGTCGCTGCGTACACGGGACTCCCTCCCCAGTACCTTTCCACCGCCGCGGACAACCCGGCCTCTGCTGAGGCAATCAGGGCCGCTGAGAGCCGTCTCATCAAGAAGGTCGAGCGCAAGAACCTGATCTTCGGCGGTGCGTGGGAGCAGGTCATGCGAATCGCATGGCAGATGATGAAGGGCGGCGAAGTTCCGCCCGACATGCTCCGCATGGAGACCATCTGGCGCGACCCGTCAACTCCGACGTACGCGGCCAAGGCCGACGCAGCCACGAAGCTGTACGGCAACGGCCAGGGCGTCATCCCCCGCGAGCGTGCCCGCATCGACATGGGCTACTCCATCAAGGAGCGCGAAGAGATGCGCCGCTGGGACGAGGAAGAGGCCGCTATGGGCCTTGGGCTCATCGGCACGATGGTCGACCCGAACCCGACGGTCCCTGGCTCTCCGAGCCCGCAGGCTCCGCCGAAACCGGCTCAGCCGGCCATCGAGGGCGGTGATGCTGCCTGAACCCCGAGGAGTACGCCGCCTCACAGGCGGTGATCACCGCGGGTGTCGCTTCCTACGTCCAGAAGTTCGCGAGTCTGTTCGCGGGACCGGCTCTCTCCCTTGGGGAGTGGGCCCGGTTCCTCCAAGTGTTGTTTCCCGAGGTCCAGCGTCGGTATGCGGAAGCTGCCGACCTGGGCCGCACCTTCTACGACTCCCAGCGCAGACTCCACCACCCTGAGCTTCCCCGCAACGAGAGGTTGCGGAGTGATCTTCAGTGGTCGTGGTTCGTCAAGAACATGGAGCCAGCTCGAAAGGGTATGTCGCAGGCCGACTCTCCCAAGAGCGCGGTAACCCGGACAGCCTTGACAGCAGTCCGCGAAGTGGAGATGGCCGGTCGCCGACAGATCATCGGCGCGGTCAAGAACGACCCGGCTCCTCAGATCGTGCAGGGCTGGGCGAGGGTCGCCACCGGCCGCGAAACATGCGCCTGGTGTCTGATGCTGATTTCCCGTGGCGCGGAGCTGAATCACAAGGGCAACTTCGCCTACAGCTCAGCGCAGAGTGCGGGGATCAACCTCGATGACGAGACCGTGATCGACCTCTGGCAAGAGTCCGGTCAGGATCTCGCGAAGTTCCGGGAAGCAACGAAAGAGCACATCGAAGAGTGGCACACCGGGTGTGACTGCCTGGCCATCCCAGTCTTCGACGTGCAGAACTGGCCCGGAAGGGACGCTGCCCTACGGGCGCAGCGGCTTTGGATCGACGCCAGCAAGGAAGCCACTCGTCTTATCGAGTCTGGTGAGGCCCGCTCCAAGAACCAGAACAGGGAGACGATCAACGCTCTCCGACGCCGCCTTGAGCGCGGCGAAATCGCAATGTCCAACTACGCCCTCGCGGCGTAACCCCTGAACCCCAGGTGGGTTCACAACCAATAGCCCAGGAGGCGAAAACACATGTCCGACACCGCAACACCCGAAGGCACCCCAGCAGGCACCCCGGCCCCGGAGGCCACCCCCGCCGCTGAACAGCCCACCGCCAAGGTCTACGACGAGGCATACGTCAAGGAGCTTCGCAACGAGGCTGCAGCCCAACGGCACGCGAAGAAGGACGCAGTTGAAGCGGCTGTCAAGGAAGCCAAGGAGGCCCACGCGGCCGAACTGAGCGCCCGCGACGTTCGCATCACCGAACTCGAGAACGAGCTTGGCAAGGCGTGGATCGAGCTGCAGAAGCTCCACACCACTCTCGAGGCCAAGGTGCCCAGCGACAAGGTGCTCGCGTTTGTCGAGATCCTGCAGGGCTCCGATGCCGAGAGCATCACCGAGTCGGCCAAGAAGAGCCTCGGCCTGATCGAGGGTCTCGGCGGCAAGAAGCAAGTTCCCGGATTCGACCCCACCCAGGGCTTCGGGGGGCGCAAGGAAGACATGCCCCTGAACGGAGACCCGATTCTGAACGCCATGAAGAGCGTTCTGAAGATCCCGTAAACCCTTCCAACACAAGGAGATAGAAGAAGATGTCTGCAGGCACTGCATTCGCAGTCGACCACGCCCAGATCGCCCAGACGGGCGACACGATGTTCAAGGGCTACCTCGAGCCGGAAGAGGCGAAGGACTACTTCGCCGTGGCCGAGAAGACCTCCATCGTGCAGCAGTTCGCCCAGAAGATCCCGATGGGCACGACCGGCCAGAAGATCCCGCACTGGGTCGGCGACGTGTCGGCGCAGTGGATCGGTGAAGGCGACATGAAGCCCATCACCAAGGGCAACATGTCCAGCCAGACCATCGCGCCTCACAAGATCGCGACGATCTTCATCGCCTCGGCGGAAACCGTCCGTGCGAACCCGGCCAACTACCTCGGCACCATGCGTACCAAGGTGGCCACGGCCTTCGCGACGGCGTTCGACGGCGCGGCGCTGAACGGCACCTCGAGCCCGTTCCCGACCTACCTGGCGCAGACGACCAAGAGCGTCTCGCTGGCTGATCCGGGCGGCGCTGGCGTGTCCGACCTGACCGCCTACGACGCGGTGGCCGTCAACGGCCTGTCGCTCCTGGTGAACGCTGGCAAGAAGTGGACCGCCACTCTGCTGGACGACATCGTGGAGCCGATCCTCAACGGTGCCAAGGACAAGAACGGCCGTCCGCTGTTCATCGAGTCCACCTACACCGACGAGAACAGCCCGTTCCGCGCTGGCCGCATCGTCGCCCGTCCCACCATCCTGAGCGACCACGTCGCGACCGGCACCACGGTCGGCTACATGGGCGACTTCCGTCAGGTGGTCTGGGGCCAGGTTGGCGGTCTGTCCTTCGACGTGACCGACCAGGCGACCCTGAACCTCGGAACCCCGCAGGCTCCGAACTTCGTGTCGCTGTGGCAGCACAACCTCGTCGCGGTTCGTGTCGAGGCTGAGTACGCGTTCCACTGCAACGACAAGGACGCGTTCGTCAAGCTGACCAACGTCGTCACGCCGTAAGGCGAACTTGACATACACCGGTTGGGGAGTCCTTCGGGGCTCCCCTTCCGGGGTGTCAGAGAGGACTTCATGCGTATCCGATCCACCACCAACGGCGGGTTCGCCGATGTCGATCCCGAGTACGCACAGGAGCTGATTGCCAGCGGCCTGTTCGAGGACGCGGCACCCAAGCCCCCTCGCAAAGCGCCGGCCAAACGGGCCGCGCCCCGGAAACAAACCGCTCCCACGCAGGAGCCAACGACTGAGGAGTAACCGTGGCCTACGCGACCGCCAATGACGTAGTTGTGTTGTGGGCCAAGGAGCCTGAGCCGGAAGTCATGGCGCTGATCGAGCGCCGCCTCGCCCAGGTCGAGCGGATGATCAAGCGCCGCATCCCCAACCTGGACCTCAAGGTCACCACCGACGCGACGTTCAAGGCAGACCTGGTCGACATCGAGTCCGATGCGGTTCTGCGCCTTGTCCGTAACCCCGAGGGCTACATCTCGGAGACCGACGGTGCATACACCTACCAGCTCTCGAATGACCTGTCTCAGGGCAAGCTGGTGATCCTTGACGACGAGTGGACGACGCTAGGCGTCAACCGGCTCTCCCGGATGTCCACCATCGCCCCGAACATCGTGATGCCGACATGAGCGCCTCAGACGCTCAGAGAGCCCCCATCGTCTACCCGCCTGGCTTCCTTGTGGCGGTCACGCCCGACCAGGTCGACAACAGCCGCTGCGAACACGAAGCCGATCCCCCGGTCTGCTTCTGCGTCCACGACTGGCGCATCGAGTTCGGGAACGTCTCGCGAGCGGCCAAGCCGAGAGCGACGTACATCCAATGAGCCTCCTAGACACAGGGGCCCGGTACCAGCCGGTCACCGTCTACCCCGAAGAGATGGTCATCGACGGCGACGGCAACAAGCGCACGCGGCCGTCCAAGACCGGCATCCCGGCCATCGCACGACTCCAGGTGGCCAACCAGTCAGGCACGTCAGCACGACGGGCCGAGCAGGACAACGAGGGCTTCGAGTCCGAGAAGGTCTACCGGATGCGCTTCCCGCGCTCGTTCACCAAAGAGCACGGCATCCTCGGCATGCAGTCCCAGATCGAGTGGCGTGGACAGAGGTGGGCGCTCTTCGGAGACGCCACCGTCTACGACTCCTCCCCCGCGCTGGCGAGGGTCGACTACACGATCAAGAGGTACTGATGGCGACTGTCTACGCGAAGGCGAACAAGGTGGCGGCGCGAGCCGCCGAGACCCGAAAGGCAGTCCGCGACGAGCGGAACAAGGTCACCCGTCGAGCCAAGTCCAACCTGGCCAAGGCGAACAAGACCTCCCGCATCACGCCCGAGGGCTACTTCCCGGCCGAGATCGAAGAGGTCGACGGCGATGTCGACTTCCACACGGTCCTGCACGCGCCCAACGCGTTTGCGCTCGAGTTCGGCCACGCACCCTCCGGGTTCTTCGCAGGCACGTACACGAAACCGCCTGCAGCCGAATACATCCTGACCAGAGCCGCCATCGGCGGCACCGTCTCGTAAGGAGGCCGCATGGCAAACACGCGGCTACCCCGCGTTCAAAAGGTGGTCGCCCCGATCCTCCGGGCCGCATTGGTCCCCGGCACTCTGCCGACTGACCAGCACGTCACCACATGGGTTCCTGACGTGGACTACCGCGAGTTCCCGATGATCAACATCCGCCGCATCGGCGGCATCAGGAATCCGAAGGCACCGCTGCTTCACACGCTGCCGGTGATCGAGATGTCGGCCTACTCGGCCGAAGGTCTCATCGAATGCGAGGAGCTTTACGAGGAGGCACTGGAGGCTCTGTACGAAGCCGTGCAGAAGCAAACGCTAACTCCCGCAGGCTATTTGCAGTCGATGTACGAAACGATGGGCGCTACGCAGTTCAGCTCCCTCTACCAGGACTCCTGGCGAATCCAGGGTCTGATCAGGCTCGGCGTCCGCAGACCGAGAACCACCACCACAACTGAGCCCCTGGTGGGCTCCTAACTCCCTGGAGGAGAAACATGGCAGAAAACGACGACGCAGTTTTGACTGCGGCGGTCGGGTACGTGTACGTCGCCCCCGAAGGCACGGCTGCACCGACCCCGGCTCAACTGAAGACCATCGACCTGACGAAGCCCTCGACCTGGGGCACGGGCCTCACGGCGTGGGAGAGCGTCGGCCACACCAGCCGCGGCACGCTCCCCGAGTTCGGCTTCGACGGCGGCGACAGCGAGGTGAAGGGCTCCTGGCAGAAGAAGAAGCTGCGGGAGATCACCACCGAGGATCCGATCGACTTCGTGACGGTCGTGCTGCACCAGTTCGACGAGGGAGCACTGGGTCTGTACTACGGCCCCAACGCCTCTGAGACGCCTGGTGTGTTCGGTGTGAAGACCGGCCAGACCAACGAGAAGGCCGTGTTCATCGTCATCGAAGACGGCGACATGCGCCTGGGCAACCACGCCCATAAGGCCGGTGTGCGCCGCGACGACTCGATCGATCTCCCGATCGATGACCTGGCTTCGCTCCCGGTGCGGTTCACCTACCTCGACTTCGAGGATGAGCTGCCGTTCTCGTGGATCAACGAAGACCTGTTCAACGTCGCCACTCCGTAGTTCCAACTTGACATTCACCTGAATGTCACCCCCGGAGGGGGAGGTTTCCTTGGCGGGCCTGCCTCCCCCTCCAGCCCGCCATCTAGCCCGCCAACACACGAAAGGTTCGCCATGACAAACGTATTCACTCTCGACGCGATGCGCGAAGAGACCCGCAAGAAGTACCAGCCCGTCGTGCTCGAGATCAGCGAGGGCGTGACCGTCGAGCTGAAGCCGCTGCTGAAGCTGGGCAAGAAGGCTCGCGAGGCGGTCGCCGAAGCGGTCAAGGAGATCGAGGCGCTGCCCGACGAGATCGATGAGGACGACGAAGACGCTGACGAGCTGTTGGACGAGATCGCGGAGAAGATCTGCGATTCGGTCGGCAAGGTGTTCAAGCTGATCGCCACTTCCCCGCGGAAGTTGCTCGCGGAGCTGGACACCGAGGAAGAGCCGCAGATCCGCGCTGAGCTGTACGGCGCTGTGCTCCGCACCTGGATGCGGGAGACGCAACTGGGGGAAGCCGCGCCCTCGCCGAACTGATCGACAAGTTCGGCGGGGCTCTCCTCGCAGACCTCCTGCAGTACTACCGGGTAGACCTGCGGGATTTGTTCCGCGATGAGGCTCCGCTGACGCCGAGATTCGTTCTGGCCCTGGTGCTCTGCCTTCCCAAGGACGGCGCTTTCTACGCAGAGCGTCGAGGTGGGCAGCAGTACCGGGGCTGGGACGAGGACCGTCACGCGCTCGCGGACATCTACGACGCGGTCCAAGCAGGCAACCACCTGTTCATGATGGCCAACCGCGATCCGAACAAGGCGAAGCCGAAGGCACCCAAGCCGTACCCCCGTCCCGACGACAACAAACCGAAAGACGCTGCGCCCCCACCGGGTTCGTTCGCCGCGATGGTCGTGGCAGCGAAGAAGGCAGCTCGCGAGAGAAGGGAAAGGGAGGAGGCGAATGCCGAATAGTGCTGGCGTTGAGGTCGCACGGATCTCAGTCAAGGTCAGCCCCGACACACGTAAGTTCCGCCGTGAACTGAAGGACGATCTCGAGCGCATCGAGAAGGAGCTGAGCGCCGACATTGAGGTCAACACCGATCTCAATGCCGCTCAGGCCAAGGCCGATTTCAAGCGGCTGATGTTGCAGCTCAAGGCCGAAGCGGCCAGGGGCGTCAACATCCCCGTCGACATCAACGTCGACAAGGACGGCAAGGGTGGGTTCCTCAGCAAGCTCTTCGGAAAGAAGGGTGGGCTCAAGAACGAGATCGGTGATGTCGGCGACGAAGCCGAACAGACCACCACGAAGATCTTGTCGATGGGCCAGGGCTTCCTGGGGATGTCCCGGATGGCCTGGATGGGTGTCGGCGTGCTCGCGCTCGCTGCGCCGGCCGTCGCGCTGGTCGCCGGTCTGTTGGCCGGTCTCCCGTCGCTCATGGCGGCGTTCGGAGCTGGCGCTGGCGTAGTCGCGCTCGGCATGGACGGCATCAAGAAGGCAGCCGAGACCATCACCCCCGTCCTCGACGGCGTGAAGGCTCAGGTCTCGTCGGTCTTCGAGCAGGGTCTGACCCCCGTGATGGGTCAGCTCGGCACGATGCTGCAGACGATCACACCCGGCCTGAAGGATGTGGCCGAGAGCTTGGTCTTCATGGCGCAGGGCGTCACCGACGTGGTGACGAAGGGCGTCGGACTCGAGCAGATCAACAACATCCTCAGCAAGACCAGTGAGTTCTTCAAGGGGCTGACACCGGTCATCGCGATGGGAACGCAGTCGTTCCTGACGCTGGCCAATGCGGGCGCGAACTCGTTCGGCACGCTCCTCGGCCCCCTGCAGACCTTCGCCACGCAGTTCAACGCGATGGTCGACCGGATCACCTCCAACGGGTCGTTCCAGGGAGCCATGCAGGGCATGGCCCAGGTGCTGGGCAGCGTCCTCAACCTCTTCACCCGGCTCTTCGAGGCGGGTACGACGGCGATGGGACAGCTCGGCGGTCCTCTGTCGACGCTGATCAACGGGTTCGGTGACGCGTTCATCGCGCTGATGCCAGCTCTGACCTCGCTCTCGAGCCTGCTCGGCAACGTGCTCGGCACGGCGCTCTCGCAGCTCGCTCCGATCATCACATCTCTCACGCCTGCGTTCACCACGCTGGCCAACACCCTCGGCACCCTGCTGGTGGGCAACCTGCAGTCTCTGGGCCCGGTCCTCAACATGGTCGCCGGGTTCCTCGGTGGAGCCATCAAGTCGGCGCTCGACGCCATCCAGCCGATGCTGCCGGGGCTGATCCAGAGCTTCGCTCAGCTTTCGCAGACGCTGGTCACCCAGCTCGGCCCGATGCTGCCTCAGCTCGCTACGGCGTTCGGGCAGTTGGTCGGTTCTGTCGTGCAGTTGGCACCGATGATCATCAGCCAGTTGGTTCCGGCGTTCATCCAGTTGGTCCCCAAGATCGCTGAGATGGTCCCGGCCATCACCCAGATGGTGCAGTCGTTCGCGAACATGATGCCCGTCATCCTGCCGCTGGCGTCCGCGCTTCTCAGCGTTGCTGGCGCAGTGATCCAGGTCGGTGTTTCCATCGGCGGCGCACTCATCGGTGCGCTGGCGAACCTGATGGGGATTGTCTCCAACGTGATCTCGAAGATCTCGGAGTGGGTGGCTAGCTTCACCAACGGAGCGCAGACGATCGCGGCGAAGGCCGCGGAGCTGCCAGGGATGATCCAGTCCGCTCTGGCCAACCTGATGCAGATCGGTCTCGACGCAGGCAAGAACCTCGTCCAGGGGCTCATCAACGGTATCGGCAACATGATCAGCTCGGCGGTCTCCAAGGCCAAGGAGCTGGCATCGAGTGTGGCGGGGGCGGTCACTGACTTCCTCGGTATCCACTCGCCGTCGAAGCTGTTCGAGCAGTTCGGTATCAACACCGGCCAGGGCTACGCCATCGGTCTCGACAAGGGCTTCGCGCCCGTCCTCGAGCAGGCCAAGCAGTTGTCCGCTCAGGTCGCCGCGGCGGTAGCCACCGGCACCGATGATCCGACAGCTCTCCTGCAGGGGTTCACCAAGTCCGACGTAGGCCGCATGGAGAAGGTGCTCGGCACCGAGATCAAGCGGTTGGATCGGCAGGCGAAAGCCCTTGACCTCCAGGCGAAGTCCACCGGCAACGAGGGACTCAAGGCTGAGGCTCAGAAGCTGCGGGACATGAAGGATCAGCTCCAGACGCAGAAGGAGATGCTCGACCTCGCAGGCGACTACAACGACGAGACGGCTTCCGGCTCGAAGGGTGGATCGCTGGAGGATCAGGTCGCGAAGCTGATGTCGTCTCCGGTCGATTTCGCGAAGGCGACTGGCAAGCAGTTCCTTTCGGACATCGGCATCTCTGGCGAGGGCTTCATCTCGAAGGCGCTCACCGAAGGCACGAAGTACATCTTCAACATCGGCTCGGTTGACGAGGCGCTCGACATCAAGTCGCGCCAGGAGTCCAACGACCTGCTCAAGGTCGTCGGCCGAACTTGACATCCACCAGGAGGTAAGCATTGACCACCGACACGCTCATCGAACTTGAGGGTGTCAACGGTGAGTACTTCAATCTGACGACCGGTGACCAGGGCGTGTTCCTGGCCACAGACGTGGAGGGTTGTTTCTACGACCCTCCCGTCAAGGTCGTGATTGAGGAGCCGGGGAACTACCCCGGTGCTCGCTACTTGAATCACCGAGTCCTGAAGCGAGACATCGTCTTCGGGGTTCAGATCCTCAACGATGCCAAGAGCGGACCCCGTAGCTGGCTCTCGCGAGACAGCGAGTGGCGCAAGGCATGGGCGTTCAACCGCGTCTGCAAGCTCTACGTCACCACCCCGGACTCGGGCACCAGGTACCTCTACCTGTCGCTGTTCCAGTCCCCCACGGTCGAGATGAAGACCGACCCGCGTGGCAACACCATCAACCTCACGGTGATGAACTGCATTGCCTACGACCCTTTCTGGTACGAGGACGACAAGGTCTTCTCGGCCAAGACCAAGACCGATACCCGGTTCGACCCGGTGCTCTTCGACATCCCCGGCAACTGGCCGTGGGAGCGCCTCCCCAAGGAGACGCTGAAGATCCGCGTCGGCCGCGAGCAAGGTGGGCTCAACCCCACCGACCAGTACATCGCACCGAAGTGGACCGTCCCCGGTTCCACCGAGAAGATCCCCCAGTTCCCCTGGCCATTCCCTCCGGGCGTGGACATCCCTTGGGAGCGGGCACCGTTCACTCAGTTCGTCATCCCGGACTACTCGTTCGAGGACGAAGAGTTCCGCAACCGCAGGCTCAAGCTCCCCGGCTTGATCTACGGCGAGAACTGCGTCATCGACACCGACCGTCGCGAGGAGCAGATCGCCTCCGAGTCGGGCTCGCCTGTGTGGGCCCGCATGAACGGCGTCAGGTTCCGAAACTGGATCCCGCCGTACACCGAAGAGGCTGAGTTCGTCATAGACGCGTCGGGCTGCGCTCCGGGGCAGGTTGTATCTCTGCGGCTCCCCCGGCCGTGGACGCGCTGCTGGGGGCTCGAGTGAGTGGCCTGAAGTCACTCGCTCAGTCCGAAGATCTCTGGAAGCTGATTCAGCAGCGTCGAGCCAAGCGAGAGGCCGCACGCCTCGCGCCGGCCGATGTGGAGCTGCGTGACGGCGACTTCCGCCTCCGCGGCGCTGTCGCGGGCGAGCGACTGCTCGAGTGGGAGTTCATCGAGAACGAGGTGGGCAACTGCACACTGCAGCTCTCGCTGAGCCACTACCTGGCCAAGTGGGTGATGAATCACCGCGGTCGAGCAAAGCGAAACGTCATCATCAACATCGAGAAGCAAGGCGCTCGATGGACCGGCATGATGGACCACTACCGGGTCGTCAAGACCGATTCCGGTGACGCTTACCTGGAGATCGTGTTCCTACACGACTTTGCCCAGACTCGTCACATCCGCGTGTGGTGTAACCCCTTCCTGCGCCCTGAGCTGCAGTTTCCCAAGGTCTGGATCATCTTCGGGCCGGCCAAGTGGTGCTTGCTGGTTACGCTCTTCGTCAATCTACTCCGACTCGAGACGAGTCTCTGGACTCTCCCGGATGATCCCACGGACATCAACGAGTGGATGGGCCCGAGCTTCAACCCCAGCAACTGGCGGAACATCGTCAAGCCGTTCCCGTTCCTCGCGGACAACAGTCCGGTCACGATGGTGTTCAGCCGGTTCGGCACGTTCTACGACACGGCCAAGCAGATCCTCAACGACCATCAGCTCACGCTGACGTGTCGCCGGTACATCAAGGACCGCGACCCGCACCCGTTCGAAGATCTCAAGGGCGTCTGGGGCATCGATCCGCTCGAAGACCTGCTGCAGAAGATCCCGCTCCGGGATGGCTGCGTGGTCTGGGACATCGAGGACAACTCGGGCTGGGGCACACAGACCGCCTTCGGTGGTTCGTGGCTCACCGGCTTCCTCAGAGCCGCTGTGACCCTCGCGGGTGACGGTCAGGTCGAGGGTGTCGACGTATTCACGGGCGACTACACGTTCCCCGGCGAGTACTACCGGCCAGGCTTCCTTGGCACTAGCCCGATGGCTCCGCACGTCGTGTTCGAAGAGGGACCGCTCACCGGGATCAAGTCGAGTGAGTTCTCGTACTACGAGGCCACTGACACCAGCTTCCTGGCGGGTGGCCAGTCAGCTCCGGGGATCAACGAGGCGATCAGCACGGGTGTGAACATGGGAGGCGACTTCCTCACATCGCTGATCAACCAGGCGCTCGGAGGCATGATCGATCTACCGCCGCTCGGCGGGACGCTCGACGCCATCCTCGCTCCGCTGTACACCGACGTTGTCGGTGCGTTCATGGAAGTGCCGACGCTGCGTGCGTCGGGCATCCACCTCCCGATCTCCGGGCTCGAAGACGTGATCACCGATCTCGGTGACTTCCACTACTTCGAGAACATGGCCGAAGGGTCGATGAAGGCGTTCACCCTGAGCGCGTTCGCGGCCGTCGCCGCGGAGATCTACAAGACCCGTGCTCGCACGGCCCACACCCTCAAGGTGTCAGACGCCTCACCGTACATCTTCGCTCCAAAGCCCTTCGGGCACTGCTGGATCGGAGATCGTGTCGGCACGTCTGTCCTGGGTTACCCGGTCGAGCACCAGCTCTTCGTGGAGCGCATCAAGAAGGTCAAGTACAGCCAGGGCACCGACGGTCCCAAGCCCCTCGAGATCGAGATCGGCTACCGCGAACCGAAGAACCCAGCTCTATCCATCCTCGAAGAGGTCAAGCGCGTCAACGGCGGGCTTGGTCAGGCGGGGATTCTCTAAACCGAAAGGCACGCCAATGATTCCGTCCCAAGAGTCCCACGACCCCGACAAGCCGCGAGAGCACGTCGCCTGGGCGCTTCGCAACCTCCCGATGGTTGCAGGCGTCGGAGCGATCACGCACCCGGCCTACCTGTCGGATTGGTCTGAACACTTGTGGCGGTGCGGCTTTCGGCACGTCGACTGGCTCCGGGGGCTGGCTGATGAGGACGGCAACATCCACGTCAGTCAGCTTCCCGACCAGGAGATCAAGTTTCAGCCGGCCTTCCGAGGCCAGCGTCATGACATGAACAACGCCGCCCGATGGGTCGGCAAGGACGAGCCCGATCCCGAGCCCGTCCGCATCCCAGACATCCGCAAGCTCACCCAACAGGAGAACGAAGCGATGCTTCGGCAGTACCGAGAAGCGGGCATGATCCGCGACGACCGACCCGGACCCGCTGGGGCCGAGGAGTTCAACTCATGAACGGCTTCACCCCGTTCAACCCTGATTCGTGGATGGACGTGATCGCGCTGGCGATCATCTCCGCGTCCAGCCTCGCAGGCGTCGTGGCTCCATTGCTCCTCAGCTCCCACCGCAAGCAGAGCAAGACGCTCGAGACGGTACGTGAGCATGTAGCAAACAGTCACACCACGAATCTCCGCGACGACATTGACGAACTCGCCCGGACGGTGCGAGAGGGATTCATGGAAACCCGAAGGGACATCGGAGGTCTCCGCGACGAGCTTCGTACCGAGCGCATCGAGCGCATCGAGGGCGACAAGCTCCGCGTGATCTACAGCAACGTATCAGGAGGCTAAATGACGACCTACCCGACATCGCCACTGGAGGCGATCGGGGCCGACGGCGCATTCGAGATCGGCGGCGGGGACTTCGACTTCGGCCAGGGCTACACCGAGAACCTGGTCAAGAAGATGTTCGACGTGCCTATGGCCAACCCCGGCAACGCCATCGACATTCTCACGCAGCAGCTCAAGAGGCTGCCGCTGGAGGCTCTGCAGACGTTCAAGCACATGATCCCAGGCACGGTCGATGACGACTTCATCGACGTAGCGACCTCGGTTGCCACGATCATCGGCAACCTGGCGAGCCTGCCGAAGGCGCTCCTGTCCGGTGACTTCGATGAGTGGGTCTCGACCACCTACAACGTCGTGTCGACCGAGCTGAAGCAGATCATGGAGATCCTCGGCGGTCTGATCGTCACCCCGATCAACGGCGCGGTCCAGGCCGTGAAGGACTGGTACCACCAGCAGCAGACCGACCTGCAGACGGCGCTTCAGAACGGCGCACAGCAGCTCCGCGATCAGCTCACCGGCATCGTCAACGCCACGCCTACCGACGTAGACAACTGGCTCCTGAGCCTGCTGACGGGCGAGTCGATGATCCCGAAAGAGAACATCACCGGGCTGCAGACGGCGCTCAATGACGCTGTCGCACAAGCGCAGCAGAAGGTCCGAGACGCCCTGACCGGCGTCGTGAACGCGACCCCCAACCAGTTCGACAACTGGCTGTTGAACCTGTTGACGAGCGGCTCGACGCTGAACGCCGGGAAGCTGTCGGGAACCGCGCCCACCGCGGTCATCCCCACGCTGCCGCAGACGAAGATCCAGAACCTGGCCCAGGACATCGCGTCCAAGCTGGGTGCGAGCGATCCGCTCGACGCCTCGAAGCTGACCAACCTCAACAACATCCCGGCAATCCCCAACGGGCTCAGCAAGATCACCGATCTGCAGAGTCTGGTCGACGCCGCGACGAACGCGCTCTCGGGCGCGTCCAAGGGTGGCAATGAGGTCATCGGAGCGGGCCTGGCAGACGCCAAGGCCACGATGGAGAAGCTGTTCGGCAACCTCACCAAGGTAACCCGCGACGTGCAGGCGCTGCAGTCTGCGAACGACTCGAACTCCGTTGGTGGTCGCAGGTTCAACGTCGACTTCTCCGGTTACCCGGATGGCGCTTTCCCCTCTGGGCTCTTCAACGTCACCTACAGCGGCCCAGGCACCTCGACGCTGGGCATCAAGAACGGTCGAGCGGTCTGGAACCTGGTCGACAACGGCGACCGAGACGCTCTGCTGCTGTACCCGACTCCGACGCTGACTCCGTACCAGAAGGTGCGAGGCACGCTGGCGACGGCCCCGGACAACAACTCCAGCGGACAGAAGCCGCGCATCTGGTCCATCGCCAGGGCCAACGCCGCTGGCACCGACTACGTGTTCGCACGCGGCTACTGCGTGGGCTTCCTGTCCTACCGAGGCGACATCGGCTGTGTCGTAAACGGAGTCGAGAAAGTGTGGGCATCAAACATCCCACTGACGTGGTCTCTGGACATGACGGTGATCTGCGGCGTCGGTAACGACCCGCGCCGCCATCAGGTTCTCTCGGGCGACTCGATAGTCATCGACATCATCGAGCCCGCAGGCGCTCAGAGCGTGGTGGACAACAACCACTGCTACTGGGGCAGCTACACCGAGACGAACGGCAAGCAGACCCCCGGACAGGTGTCAGGCGCATCGGTCACCGACAACGCTCCCCCAGCGGTCATCGGTACGACGTTCCGGGCTTCCCGGCGTCAGACCTCGGACGTGGCTCTCGGTACCGGTGGCACCAAGGTTCCGAACAACTTCTACGAGACCATCGACTACCAATCGGATGACTTGACGTACACCCCGAGCCAGAACTGCCGTGTCACAGCGCAGAAGCAGGGCACCTACATCGTCCAGTTCCGGGCGTATCACGGGGCGTGGTCCACGGCCGCGGTTGACGGTAACGGCGGTATGGCGCTGCTGTACAAGAACGGTGTCCCGTTCGCCAGGGGCCCTTGGTCGAACATCGACTTCTCTGCTGGCTTCGCGGCCATCGTTACGAAGCAGGACGCCACCTACGGAATGTTCATCGTCCCGCTGAACCCCGGCGACTACATCGAGCCGGGATTCGACATGACGCAGAACATGAGCAATACCGGCGACTCGCGCCTGTCTGACGGCTCGCAGTCATACTTCGCGGTCACCCGCGTAGGCATCGCATGACGACACCCCCCCTCTTCGGAGGGGGGTTTTCGTCGTTTACGGGGTTAGTGTCGAGCTGTGGGATACGGCATCGAGTACACACCGAAGGCCCGTCGCAAGGTGGTGGACATCCGACCTAAGGCTGGTCCGGTCACAGTGACCAAGGCGGATGGGACGGTGGAGATCGTCCCGCCGCTGCCGCCCAAGAAGACGCGGAAGAAGCGTCGGAACCGCTAGATCGGGGGCAGGTCCGGGAATCCTAGAGCCCTCACCTCAGTGACGATCGCGTCGGCCAGACCAAGCATCAAGTTGGTGTCGGTGCTACCCACTCCATCACGCAGCCTCTCGTAATCTTCGACATACGCTTTGAGTGCGCTGGGATTGGGGACGGTCAGATCAGGCATGTCAACCTCTTCCTGCCAGTTCGGACATCTTCCTCGCGATCTCGGCATCGCGTGCCTCGGAGGCCATCTGGTACTTCATCGCCATCCGGGGCGTCGTATGGCCCAGGCGAGCCATAAGCTCCTTCGTCGTGGCCCCGGACTGCGCCGCGAACGTCGCGCCAACGGCGCGGAGGTCGTGGATGCGGAGATCCGTGCGGCCGATCTTGCGGTAGCCCTTCTTCAGCGCCCGCGTGAACGCGGACTTCGACAGCCGTTGACCCTGCGTCGTAGTTACCAGCAGAGCCTCAGGCCCCTTGTTCATCTTCGACCGATCCGCCATGTGCTCGCGGACCATCGCAGCGACGTGAGGCGGCACGGTCACCGGCCGCTTGGACCGGACGGTCTTTGTGTTGCCGACGACGATCTTCTTACCGACGCGGGCTGCGCCCCGGCGCACCCTGAACTTCATCGTCTCGCCGTCGTCCTCGATGTCCTTGCGGCGAAGCTCGATCAGCTCGCCGAACCGCAGCGAAGTCCACGCGAGGATGTAGACGGCCACCCGGTAGTGCTCGAACACCTCCCCCGCGACGATGTCCAGCTCCTCCGGGGTGATGGCCTCTACGTCGCGCTCGGCCGCTGCCTTCTGCTCGATACGGCACGGGTTCTCGGTGAGGAGCTTGTCCTCGACGGCGGTATTCATCACCGCCCTGAAGAAGCTGTAGGTCTGCCGACGGGCTGTTGGGCCCTCCGAACTCATTCCGGCCCACCACGCCCGGACGAGGGCGGGTGTCATCTCAGAAACGGCGGTGTCCCCCAGGACCGGGTAGACGCGCTTCCTCGCATGGATCATGTAGAGGTCTCTGGTGCCCTCCGCGAGTTCCCGTTCCTCGAGCCACTTCTTCGTGTACTCCTCGACGGTGATGGCGTTGGCGGCTGCCTTCTTCTCCCGCTCGGCCGGCGGGGTCCACTGCTCCATGTCGATGAGGCGCTTCTCGCCCGCGAGCCACGCTTCCGCGTCCATCCGGTTGTCGTAGTTCCTCGGCCCGAAGTACCTCTGCCCGTCGACCGGGCTGATGTACGACGCTTGCACTCGACCGCTGCGTTGGGTCCGCAGCGACCCCCATCCCCTTCGTGTGGCTGCCATGCGACACAGGCTACCGGAATGCGACCTTATTGCGACCTTCAGGCTGTGGCGCGGTGTTTCCACCTGGGATTTCTTGTTACTTCAAGGTCGCAGTCGGCATGGGGTAAAACCCTGGTCTGATCTGGGCTTATACGGCAATGTGAGACCTTTACTTCCAAACTAGCTACGCGGGTTCGATTCCCGTCGCCCGCTCCGCAGGTCAGAGGGTGTTTTTGAAGCTCTGAGTCCAGCCCCGAAAGTGGCGTGCGACCTTAGCGCGACACTCATGACCTGCACTTATGCTGCCCGGATTCAGCGACCTTGTGCTAGTTTCGTGCTCGTACAGAACACAGAAGCCCCCCGCCTGCTGGAACAGACGAGGGGCGGCACACCAGATTGGAGCTGGTGCAGTGAAGATTGTCTCACGCGACAAGGTCGCACGTAAGGTCGCAACGGCCGGAACGGTCGCCGTAGGCGGTTTGGCCTTCGCCCTCTCTTTCAACTCGCTGAGCGAGCTGTCAGCGGCCAACGGAGTGGGCCAGGCATGGATGGTCCCGCTCGTTGTCGACGGCGGCATCATCGTCGCCACGATGGCGACCGTGGCCCTGAGCCGACACGGTTGGTACGCCTGGACCCTGCTGCTGCTCTCGTCGTTGGTCTCGGTGGCAGGCAACGTCGCCCACGCTCAGCCTCACGGGCTCATCGCGATGGTGATCGCGGCCATTCCGCCGCTGTGGCTCCTCGGATCCACGCATCTGACGGTCCTCCTCTACCGGGAGGCCCACGAAAGTCGCTCAGAATCGATCTCAGCGCCTGTCCTGACCAGGGACTTTGCAGAAGCAGCTTGACTGCGCCCGACCGGGCACTTCAACAACAAAATAGAGAGGGATCACCTTGAAGATCACATTTGCACTGGCAGCCCTGACCGTCGCCGCGTCGATCGCGGCACCGACAGCGAATGCCGACGAACTGGCCTGGCCGGCCGATTACAACGCGGGCTGCGACCACATCCGCTGGGGCTTCCTGGGCAGCCAGGTACGAACCATCTGCGACGGCCCGCGGCGACCGGACGGAAGCTGGCACCGAGGGAGGCTCATCACCGTCCCGGCGCACACGAAGCCCGCGAAGACGACGTGCAGCGGCACGTACTCGGTGACCTGCACCCACTACGAGTCTCGGGACGTGGACACCAAGATCATCGAGAAGGTCTACTACGACGTGACCGACGAGACTATTCCGCCGGGAGAACCGGGCTGGCTGCCGTCGGGCGTCAGCATCGGGAATGCATAGAGAACCTATGTAGTTGTTGGGCACAAAAAAAGGCCCCAGAAGGGCCGGTTGATCGCCGGCCCCTCCGGGGCGCTTGGTTACTTCATGCGGAGAACGTCGATGACATCCTCGACGCTGATCACGTCGTTGAAGACGTAGACCGAAGGCCCAGGCGGCTTGCGCCGACCCTGGATCGTCAGCTCGTAGCCGAACAGGTTGATGACGATGCTCACCGGTCACTTCCCGATCGGACGCATGAGCGCCTCGACCGAATCGCGTTCAACGCGAATCAATCTCGGGCCCAGACGCACGGCCTTGAGCTTGCCCTCCGCGATGTAGTTGCGGACGGTGTTGACGTGGACCCCGAGGTACTCGGCGGTCTGTTGGATGGATGCTCTCGGCGGCATCAGCGCGGTCCTCCTTCGAGCTGTCGCTCTAGTTCAAGTATCTCGGCCCGCAGGCCGATGTTCTCGAGCAGCGCGTCAGCGAGCTGCCCTTGTGCGATGTCGTTCGCTTCGTCCTTGCGGGTGGCCTCATCGATCGCGTCATGCAGACGACGAATCAGTTCTGGGACAGCGCCGTTGAGCCCAGCGACGAAGTCGGCGTCGGCCTCGGAGTGGAACGAGCCCAGCCAGGTCTCCTCCTGGGTCTCCGAGTCGACCGCGATGATCTGGTACTGCAGGTGCTCGTCCAGATCCTCCTTGACGATCCAGTAGGCGCTCTTGGCCTTGGTGGTCTGCGACCACTGCTGGTAGAGCACGTCGAAGAAGTCGTGGTCCTGCTTGTCGGTGTCGATCACGCGAAGCTCCTCATCAGTTCCAGGTAGTCATCTGCGATCTGCAGACGAAGGTTCATCCAGCGGGCGAGGTGGCCGTCCTCCCAGGACTGCTCTCGGAAGGTGGCTGACTCGACAAGGAACTCGATCCGCAGCCGGTTGAAGTTGTCGTGACCTCCGGGTTCGAAGCTGACGCCGTCCTGGCTGATGTACCAAGGCAGCTCGTAGCCATCGAAGTAGACGGCCTTCTCGGTGACCAACGCGTGCGGGAAGCTGTGCGCTGTCAAGCGGCCTCCTTCGGTACGACGAACGCCTCGTAGCGGATCATGACGAAATCGTCTGGGAGCCTGATGATCTCGCCGTCCAGCTCGTACTCCCACGGCATGACCATCCCGTCTATCTCGGCCCGCTCATGGACCTTCGACGTGATGTTGCCGACCACCTGGCCCAGCTCCTCGAACTTGATCCGGGCTGACTTCTGGAGGGCTTCCTCCGCGTCCCCGGCGAACCATTCGAGGAAGTGCTTCGACACCGGCTGCAACATGGCAGCCTTCTGCGCTGTCGGCACTACATGTGCCCCCTGTCCTTGAGGGCGTCGACCATGCTGTCCCAGAGCTTGTGGGCGGTCCACCGGAAGTACTGCGGGTCGCTCTCGATCTCCGGGGTGGTCGTGGTAACCACCTGGACCTTCTCGTCGCCGTACTCCAGCGTCAGCCTGAAGGTGGTGGGCCGGAACGCTTCTGGCTGCACAGAGTCACCCTCGCCGTGCCACTGCAGGTTCAGTCCGAACCCCATCAGCGCCGCCGCAGGTCTGGGATGAGCTGGGCCCGGAACTCGAGGAACACGGTGTCCTCGGGGCACGTCGCCAGCGGGATGCCCTCGGGGCGCTCGGCGGTGAACACGCCGATCTCCTCGCCCTCGATGGTTCCCAGTTCGGTGAGCTTGTAGATGGCCAGACCCATCAGCTCGTCGTCCAGCCCGTTGGGGGCTGGCAGCACTACTTTCGCCTGTGGCATGTTCTCTCCTTGGTGTATGTCAAGCGCGACTCAGAAGTCAGCGCCGTAGAGCGATCCCCAGGACCGTTTCCCGACCTCGGGGTCGGTTCCGATCAGTACGGGGCCCATCTGTTCGGCCATCAGGTGACCGATGTGTGCTGCAGCCTTCTCGGCCTCTGCTTCGGGCAGAGAGGCCACGATCTCGTCGTGGATAGGCAGCCGTAGGTACGGCGTGTATCCAGCCTCATGGAGGCGAATGAGCGCCCTGCAGGTCACGTCCCGCGAGGACGACTGGATCATGTAGTTGAGCGCGGAGTACGACCTCGAGCTGTCCACCGGCAAGCGCCGGCCGACCGGGGTGACGATGTAGCCCTTCTTGCCTGCCTCTGCTCCCAGCTTCTTGCTCAGCCGTGCGACACCGGGGTACGTCCGGGCGAACGCCTCGAGTGTGCGCTTGGCCGTTGGGAAGTCGACCTTGGCGTTCTGAGCCAGCGTCTTCGCGCCGCCGCCGTAGACCGTCAAGAAGTTGGCCATCTTCCCGACCTTGCGGGTCACCTGTGCGGCGTCCGCGGTCATCTGGTGGAGGTCCGCACCCGTCTTGAACGCCTCGATCATCGTCGGGTCATTCGAGAGCGCCGCCAGGACGCGAAGCTCCTGCGTCTGGTAGTCGACCGACGCGATCACATCGCCTGGCTCCGCGAGGAAGCATCGACGCACCGTCGGGTCACCGGCCGGTAGCGTCTGCGCCGGGATACCGGTGATCGACATGCGCGAGGTCCGCGCCGCGTAGGGGTTGACGAAGGTGTGGCAGCGGTCCTCATGGTCACGCGAGTCGAGGAACTTCTGCACCCAGGTCTTCCGCCACTTCCCCAGCTTCTTGGCCTCCTGAGAGATGGCAGCCAGCTCGTTGCCCTCGGCGACGAGCCGGTCGAGCAGTTCAGCGTTGACCTGCCGCTTCCCGGTCTCCGTACGACCGGTGATCTTGACGCCCATCTCCTCGAGCCCCTCGGCGAGATCCTCGGTCGAGTTGACCTTCTCCACGCCGTACTCGGTGAAAGCGATTGCCTCCCAGACCTCTTGGTCGGCCAGCCACTTCTCAGCGAGCTGCTGCGAGTACTCCACGTCGAGCAGGAAGCCCTGGCGGTCGATGTAGCTGCAGATCTCGGAGATCTTGTGCTCGTACGACACCAGCGACCGGCTCACGTCGGGCACCAGCGGCGTCAGGCTCTTGCAGACCCGTGCGGTGAAGATCGTGTCCATACCGGCGTACTTGAGGTACTCCGGGTGGAACAGGTCGATCGTCGCCCAGATCTTCGCCTTGGTCGTCTTGTGCTCCTGCGCCAGCTTGGCCATGAGCTTCTTGACCGTCTCAGCCTGTTCCTTCGAGATGAACTCTGCGATCAGCTCTTCCAGCGAGTGACCGAACCCACCGGCCTCGAAGGGCCGCGGGTCCACCAGCTTCGCCAGGATCTGCGTGTCGAGGATCCGGGGCCAGACATCCTCCATCTCGATTCCGAAGCACTGGTCGAGCACCTGGAGGTCGTAGGAGGCGTTCTGCATCACGATGGTCCGCAGAGCCCCGATGGCGATCCGCACGTCGTTGACGAACTCGTCGCCCAGCTCCACCGGCACCACCCAGGCTTCGGACTGAGTACCGAACTGGACCAGGCGGCACTCGAAGGTGTCGCTGTAGATGTCCAGCCCGGTGGTCTCAGTGTCGACGGCGAGGCAGTTCAGATGAGCGCGGATGAAGTCGCGGAAACCGGCCAGATCCTCTGGTGTTTCAACGACGTTGATGGTGACGAGATCTCCCTGGACCTCATGCCGCAGCTCGATCATGTTCCTCCTACGTTTCGATGTCTGGCTTGAAGTGAGCGACGAGGAGGCCCGACCGGTTGTAGTCGGTGGCCACCTTCGCCTCGGCGGGCAGCTTGCCCAGCGCCACGATCAGCTCGGCGACCGTCGTGCCGCCGTTCCAGTCGAGGCTGGCTTCCCTACTGGTGAAAGGGATCTCGTACCGCTCGACGTTGGTGATCTTCATCAGACCCCCAGCGACTGTCGGAGGGCTTCGAGCACCGGGTCGTCGTGACGGTCCCGGATCTCGATGGCGGCGTTGAGGATCGCGAGGATCTTCTTCTCCGGGCCTTCGAGGATCAGAGCTGCCTGGCCAGGCTTGAGCACCTTGCCGTCGACACCGGGCCCGTGGGTGGTGAGTCCGATCTTCATCAGTGGTAGATCCCCCGGATGGTGCGGGAGATCGTGGCCGGGTTCACGCCGTAGGTGCGGGCGAGATCCTTCTGCTTCGCACCGCCGAAGTACGCATCCCGGATGTCCTTGACCTCCTGGGCGGTGAGCTTCTTGCGGTTCGGCCGGCTCGGGCCCTTGGGCGGCTCGGGCTCGCCCTTGACGAACGCCTCTCCGAAAGCACGCGTGGCGGTGTCGAGCTGACGCCGCAGGTCCGCGTTGGCGCGGGCGTATGCCGTGGCGCGGTCAGCCAGCGACCGGTTCGCCGCGTACAGGCTCACGTTCTCGTCGTTGAGCGAGTCCCGCTGGCGCTCCACCGTGAGCTTGTCCTGCGTGAGCTGGTCGATCTCAGCGATCAGCCCGTCGCTGAACGCCTTCTCGTTGGCCAGTGCGGCCTTCAGGTGCTTCTTCCTCATGTGTTGTCTCCTACGAGGTCGTCGAGGGTGTCCTGGTACTCGTCTTCGGTCATGTGATAGAAGTCAATGACCTTGTCCCAGTTGAATACTCGGGCCGTGAGGTCGTCGTGGATGACCGTCAGCGTCCCTTCTTGCGTGTCGAGAACGGGCTCTCCAGCGATGACGTGGAAGCGGTCCTCGAGGTTGATCAGCGTTGCTCTGCGAGCCACGTCAGCCTCCGTACGGTTCGTCGGGGATGTCCTGGTAGGAGTTGGGAGCTATCTCCCGGAGCTGCCGCAGCAGTTCCCCTGCCAGTTCACGGATTTCGGCATCCGCGGCCTTGTGCCAGCGGGCCTTGATGACGTACCGCCACGCCCGGTGGTTCGCCGTCACGACCATCGGTGAGTTGGTCATGTTCGGCAGGACCGCTCGGGCCGCTTCGCGTGCCTGCTTCCGGGGCATCTCGTTCGCCTGGAAGATCTGCAGGAGCGCCGCGTAGGCGCGGTCAGACGCGTCCTTGGCAGCCAGCAGTGTGTCCTCGGCGTAGGCACGGTCCAGCTCGGGGAGCTGGGCCAGGGCCGGGGGCCAGTGGACGCCCAGCGGCGTCGGGTCGACGTACCGCTGAGACACCACGCTGAAGCTCAGGTGGCGATGCCGTTCCAGCTCAGCCAGCACCGACCTGCTGGCCTCGATGTAGAACGTGGCGCTGGCGTGCTCGAGCACCGACTCATGTCCGACCTCGAGGATGTGAGCGAGGTAGTCCTCGTTCTCCTCGGTGGCCGGGTTCGGCCGGTGGAAGGACCGGTAGCAGTTCCGACCCGCGAACTCAGCCAGCTCGTCGGCGTCGTAGTCGCCGAACGGGCTCTCGTCACCGGGCTCGGTGTAGATGTCGGGCTCAAACCCGATCTCGCGCAGCGCATCCGGGTCAACCTCGGTGGCTGCAATCAGCTTGACTTTCATACTCTCCGCTCAGAGATGGGACCAGCCCCCTCCCCCGAAGGGGAGGGAGCCGGGTGGATGACAAGTAGTCGATCTACTTCTTGTCGTTGAGGAACTGCGCCTCGCACTGCTGGTCGCGAGGTGCGGTGCAGGAGAACAGCTTGTAGGGCTTGCCCGACTTCTTCGAGACGCCCGACTTGAACTCCATCTTCCCGTGCTGGCAGAACCGCTCCTCGCCGTTCGGCGCTTCCTGCGCCGCCTGCGGGGCCCGCGACTGCTGAGCGCCGCCACCCGCGTTACCGGCCGGCTTCGAGCCAGCGCCCGCGTACATGCCCGCGATCTGCTGCACTCGATCCATCAGCGCCTTGAACTCATGCGTGTTCACCTTCGACAGCACGTCAGCCGGGTCCGCGCCCTTCACGACCACCCACGGGTCGCTGTACTGGCCTGCGAACTTGAACGTCGCCGACACCCCATCGGTGGAGTGCTGAACCGACACAGAGTCGACCGCGGCCGACGCCGCGGTGGTGGTCACCGGAGCCGAGGCGGGCTCGGGCTCGGACTGCTGGGCGGGGGCACTGCTCCACGGATCTTCGTAGGACAACTGGTTACCTTTCACTTAATGGGACATGCGCCGTTGGCGCAGTTTTCATCGACACCGTCTTCGACGGCCTTTGCAGAAGCAGATTCGTACTGCTCCTTGGTGATTCGCTCGTAGGGAGCCTGCTGGAAGCTGGCCTCCGGGAAGATCGTGGAGCCCTTGATGAGCCCTGCGAATCTCTCGAGCACACCCGCCACATCGGACGGGCTGTAGACCGTGGGCTCGACGTTGGCGGTGAACGACACCGCGTTGTCGGCCCAGCACGTCTGGTAGAGCGCCTGGAACGCCAGGAGCTGGGTGAGTGTCAAGTCGTCGGCCGACTCAACGATCTCCTCGCCGTCGCGACCGAACCGGTCGACCACGGCCTGCACCAGGGTGTCCTTCGTGGGGATCGTGACCACCGAAGTGTTCGGAGCGAACAGGTCGTCCTCGACGTGGTAGCCCTCGCTGTACATCTCGAGCAACTGGTCGAAGTCAGAGACCTTGTTGAACCTGATGCGCCGGTTGAAGTACTTGGCGAAGATCGGGTGGATGCCCTCACTCACGCCAGCCAGCTTCGCGACCGTGCCTGTGGGCGCGACCGTCCGCTTCTTCACCGGGACCGGGATCCGCAACTCATGGCAGAACCGGGATGCCTCAGAGTCGACCTCAGCGGCCAGCTCCCGCAAGAAAGCGGTGAACCGCTTGTCTCCGGGTGCCTTTGAGTACCTGCGGCCTGTGAGGGCCAAATAGGACGCCACACCCAGATGCCCGACGCCGATGCGTCGGTTGCGGTCCAGAACCTCCCGACTCTTCGGATCGGCCACGGCCGAGAACGTCGCCCGGATCAGGAACCGCGTCATCAGACGATGGGCCCGAATCAGATCGAGGTAGTCGGTCTTCCCGGCGTCGGTGACGAACGCCGCCAGGTTGATGTGGCCGAGGTTGCACGGCTCCCACGGTTCTAGGGTGATCTCGCCGCAGGGGTTCGTACAGACCACCCGGTTGGGCTCCCCGACGTTGGACAGGCTCGAGTCCCACATCCCAGGCTCGCCGTTGCGAACGGCTCCCTCGGACAGCTCTCGCATGATCCGGCGTGCCTTGGCGGCACCGTCGGTGTCCTCGTCGTCGCCGACGTTGTCCCAGAAGTCCTGGTCGACCTCGACCGAGATGTTCGTCGTCCAGTGCTCACCAGAGGTGGACTTGATGTGGATGAACTCCTCGACCTGCGAGTCCCGCCAGTGCATCATCGACATCCGCGCCGACCGGCGCACACCACCAGCCACCACGCACGAAGCGATGGCGTGGTCGACCTTCATCGCCGAGATCCCGTCGAGGTAGTCCCGATCGTGAACCAGCTCGCTGAAGATCTCGCAGACCTTGATGAGCATCTCCGCGAACGGCTTCGGGCCGCTCGCCTGGCCACCGAACGTCTTGAGCTTCGCCCCGGCCGGCCGAACCCGGCTCACGTCGTAGACCCGCTGGAAGTGACTGACCTCGTCGCGGTAGTGCGTGTCGATCAGATCGGTCAGCGCCGCGGCCCAGCCCTCACGGCTGTCCTCGACCTCGAAGGCACCGACCCAGTCGGGGTCGTATTCGGTCGACAGGATGCCTGCCGCCTTCATGTCCTCGTAGTCGGGATGCTCTGGGTCACAGACGATGTGGACGTACAGCTCCTGCTTGACCTCCGGTAGGTGCTGGAGGTGGCTATTGCTGTAGTTCGCCCCTACTCCCCCGCCCTCCATGAGGCGCAGGAAGGTGAACGCGAAGTGGTCCGACGGCCGGTCGGTCCACCCTGCTACCCAGCAGTTGAACAGGTGCTGCGCGTTCCGCACGCCCGACGCCCACAGGTGTCGGCCAGCGGGGAGAATCTTGAACTCCCGGATGAGTCGACGTAGATCTTCCCGCTCAGTGGGCAGGGCGTATCTCTCGGGGACGAGGGCCAGGTTGCCGTCGACAACTCGATCGACCGTCTCCAGCCAGGACTCCTTCGAACCATCCGGCTTAGTTCGGGCATAGGTTCGGTTGTAAACCAGCTCACCTGTTGGCCCCCAGGGGATTTCAACGTCTGCCACTACTTCCTCTCTGTCAGTTCGTATTGCTTGAAATAGGCGTCAGCGGAGTCGCCACCGGAGAACGAGACGCCGTACTCGACCGGGCCAGCGCCGCGGACCTCACAGGTCACGACGCCCTTCTTGCCCCGGAATCGCTTCCAGGTGCCTGTGACCGGGTACTGGGTCTCATCGCGCTCGATGACGACCTTGGTGCCCTTCTTCACGCCGTCTTCCGCTCTCCGTAGCCGGGGGTGAAGATCCCGCCGACGTACTGCTCGAGGTCTTCCTGCGGCCAGTTCTCGAGCCGCATACGCGGGCCTGGGAACAGCTCGGGGAACACTTCGCCGCGGTACATCTCCGAACCGGGCATCCCGTTGAAGATGGGATCCATGATGTTGTGCATCAGCACCTCCCCCCAAGGAACTCGGGGAGCGGAGTTTCGTGCAGGTACTCATCACGCAGCTCGGGATGCTCGATCAGCAGAATCGCGATGTTCGCCGTGGGATCGGAGTGCCCGTCCCCCTGCGCCTTTCGGATGTCAGGGAAGACAGCGTTCTTGCTTCCGGGCCCGTCCTTGACGATGACCTTGCCGTTCTCGTCCTTCCTGATCCCGGCTGTGATCGCGATGTAGTTGACGGTCTCGGTCAGCGACTTGACCGCCCACTTCAGCGTCTGCTTCGGAGCGTTCTCCTTCGGCACGATGCCGTCCGTGTACCGGCTCCTCAGCGCCTCCGCGTAGTTGTCGTTGCGGAGCGCCTCGATGGCCATCGGCAGGATGTCGACCAGGTAGTGATTGGTCGACTCGCCCTTGAGGGCGTCCTTGACGTTGTCCGACGAGTACGGGCTGCGGGCCTCGAAGAGGTCGCGGGCCTTGGCCTCGCCCGTCAGGATGTTGAACACCTGCATGCGGACGAACATGACCCTCTTGCCGGGGGACCGTTTCTCGATGACCCCACGGACATAGGGAGATTCGAGGTACCAGACCCACAGCTCGTTGACGATCTCCTCGGCCGGCAGATCGGTATCCCAGCCGATCAACGCCTTGCGAGCTGCCTGCGTGAACAGCTTGTTCAGTTGCTCGTCGGTCAAGGCATCACCTTCCGTAGGTACTCCTCCCGGTCCAGGCGGCGGTCCAGGTTGCGTGTGACCTCGGCCGCGAACACCTCGCGGACCTCCTTGCGGGTGATCCGCCTCGATCGGGCGTTCTTGTGCAGGTAGGGCAGGGTGGATGTCAAGTGTCAGACCTTCCAAACTCGGCCGTCGACCGCGAACCGACCGTGTTCGATCGGAACGACCTCGGGCTTGACGTACGGACCATCGACCGTCAGCAGGCCAAATCCCTGCTGCCAGTTGCCAGTTCCGCCTTTGAGGTAGGACGCGTGCTTCATGTCCATGAGGTTGCCGACCTCCATGCCAGTGACCTGCTTGCCGACTACAGAGCCGAACCCGAAGGACTCGCTGATCACGCCCAGGCGGTGGGTGTGGCCGATGATGACCGACTTGTTGAACCGCTTCGCGCCGTTGAGCGCGGTCGCGCCAGCGATCCGCGAGATGCTCATCTGGCCGCGGTGGCCGTGCGTGGTGACCCAACCCGGAGCGAACTCGTTGAAGTCAGGCAGCAGCTCGATGCCGAAACCGTCGAAGTCCAACAGGTTCTCGATGTGGAACGCACCCTCGAACTCGGCCAGTGCTGGCGCGTACTTGGTGAGGTACTCGCGTGGCCGCAGGTCGTGGTTGCCCTCATGGACGCCGATCGGGCCGTCGTAGACCTTGCGGAGCGGCCCCAGGAGCCGCCTCTTGGCCTGCTCGTTGTGCTCGAGCATCACCGGGTAGAACTCCTCGGCGGTGCCCTTGCTCCAGCGAGCTGGCGACGGGTAGTCCATCAGATCACCGATGTGGATGACGGCATCCGGCTTCCAGTCCCCGATGAACCGGATGACCGCCCGCATGGCGCGGGGATCGTCGAACGGGATCTGTGTGTCCGGGATGACGACGATTCGGTCTGTCATGTAGTTGCTTCCTGATTGAGGTTGACGAAGCCGCTCGGCTGCGGCAGCACCGGATACCGGTCTGCCTTGGGGAGCTGCATCTTCTCGAGAACGCCTGCGTAGCCAGCGATGTCGACCACGGTGTCGTTGTGGTAGCCGTTCTCCATGAACCGGGCGATCTTCAGCAGGATCATCATCACGGCCACGTCCTCGGGCGTGAACTCCGCGTCGAGCTTGTAGGAGCCCCACAGCCGTGCGATGCGTTCGTGGTTCTCGCGAGCGTCTCCGTAGTCGAGCGCACGCTGACCGTTGATGATCTCTTCGGCAGTCGTCAGGATGCTCACAGGCCGGTCTCCGATGCGGTGAAGTACTCGATCAGCTCTGCGAGCTTGTCGGGCTGGTAGCCGATGATCGGGTCGAGCGCGTCGGTCAGGATGACCGGCGTCGACCGGGCCTTGAGCACGTCGCGGACGTAGGTGTACGCCTCGGCGTTGGCGCTGAGGTCGACAGCGTCGAACTCGATGCCGGCTTCGGCCAGCTTCTCTTTGACTCGGTCACACGGCTTGCACAGTGGCTGCGTGTACACGGTCACTGGGGCGAACATGGTCCGCATCAGATCCTTTCCAGCAGAGCATCTTTGCCCTGTTTCGTAACTAGTGAGTTGACATCCTCGCCATCGGGCATGGGGATGATTCGTGCGTTCGGCAGCGTCTTCGCTACCGACTTCGCGAACTCCATACCGGCGTCGTCGCCGTCGGCCAGGATGTTCACGTTCCGGTAGCCAAGGAACAGCTCTCGGAAGTGCGGCTTCCACTTCTGGGCCCCCGACAGGCCCACGGTGGGAATGCCACACAGCTCGGCGGTGATCGTGTCGAGTTCGCCCTCGCAGATCGCCATGTCCTTCGAGTACCGGGTCAGGGCAACCGTGTTGTACAGCCGGTCCTTCTCCCCTGGCATCGACAGGTACTTCGGCGTGCTGCCGTCGAGCTTGCGGTACCTGATCGCCGCTACAGACCAGTTCCGCCAGGGCGACCAGCGCATGTACGGGATCGCCAGACAGCCCCGGTAGTACTCATGACCAGGGAGTGGGTCTCCCACGTATCCCAGTCCGAACGGTCGAACGTGGTGTTCGAGCAGGCCGCGACTCTCCAAATACGCGGCGGCTGGACTTCCGTTCAGGCTTTCTCGGTACTTGGTTGTGGCCTCCCACAGATAGGTCCGCTGCGATTCGCTGAGCCTCTGCAAAACTCACCTCCTCTTCGTGTCGAATGATTGAGATCACGTCACCCCTGACCCCGCAGGCCAGGCAGTTGAACCCCTGCAGGTCGTAACTGACTGCGGCAGAGGGCGTTTCGTCCCCGTGGAAGGGACACAGGCACTTGTTCCACTCGTTGTGGTCAGGCGGTGCTTCCCAATCGGGGTAGTACCGCTGGATGACCTGAGCGATCGGGCTAGAGCATGACGGGGTAGACACTGACCTCGACCCGGTTCTTGAACTGGCCCTCGAGGACGCCCTCAACGAACAGGGCGAAGTCGCCCTCGTCGCGGTCGTCTTCGATGTTGGCTTCGACTCGGTATCTCATGGGTTCCTCTCGGTAAATGACAAGGTCAGGACGCGAGTTTGTCGGCCTCGACCGGTGCGATGCGCTTCCCGATGACCTGGACGGCCGGCGGATTGGTCAGGTACTCGATGGCCCGCTTGAAGAACTCGATGCAGTCCCTCGCCCAGCCCAGCGTGTATTTGTTGCACATCGTGCAAAGCAGCCCGCGGACGATGCCTGTCTTGTGGTCGTGGTCGACCGACAGGCGCTTCTTCGTGCCGTTGGCTCGCTGGCAGATGTAGCAGCGACCGCCCTGGAACTCGTAGATCGCCCAGTACTCATCCTCGGTGATCCCGTAGGTGGCAAGGATTCTCGCCGCCCAGGTGCCCGTCGACCTGGTCTGCTTGGTCACCCGGTGATGGGTGGCACACCTCGGTCCCGGCCACGGCGTCTTGCGCCGTGACTTGATCCCCTCGGCCTTGCAGTCGACGCACCACTTCCCAGAGTCAGGTCTCGGAGCTGCCTTCTTCCGCCTGGCCACGCTCACGCTCCTCTCGGGCGTCACAGCAGAGGCAGAACCACGACAGGAGCCCTAGCGCCACGACGTGGGCGTCGAGCGCCCACAGCACCGGGTTCACCCGACCCCGAAGATGTACCGCTGCGGGAACAGGTCCAGCAGAGCCAGGGCGATCAGGTCAGCGGCCAGCTCGGGATCGGCCATCATCCATGAGTGGAAGCCGTCGACTCCGTAGAACGTCGCGTCGGTCAGCTTGGCCGCGCTCAGACCGGCCGCGTACGGGACGATCTGGTCGTGCATGCCGTGCAGGACTGCTGTCGGCACGCCGTGGCGCTGCATCGCCTTGAGCAGAGGCACCGTGTCGGCCTTCATCAGCGCGTAGGCCGACCGGACGAACCGGAGCCCGGACACTGACTCCCGGAGGTTGGTCAGCAGGCTCAGACGCTCTCTGGGCGTCCGGGACTTGACGGCGTTGATGCCATCCCCGATCACGTCGGTCAGTCCTCCGAAGAAGAACTTCACCGACCGGTACGGGATCGTCGGGCCCGGAGTCAGGGCCACGCCCTTGTGGTGCTCCGCACCCGCTGCCGCGTCCAGCAGGACCGCGGCCGCAACCCGGTGGGGGTGACGAGCTGCGATCTCGACCACCATCCCGCCACCCATCGAGTGGCCAACGAACACCGCTCGGTGAATGTCAAGTACGTCCAACGCGTCGAGGGTCACCTTGGTCATGTCCTCGATCGTGTGGCCCCACGGCAGCGTGCCGCTGTCTCCGTGGTTGGCCGCGTCGAGACCGATGACTCGGAAGCCCTTGGCTGCCAGGAGAACGAACATCTCCTCGTAGGCTTGGGCGCTCACGCTGATGCCGTGCAGGAACACCAGCGGGACGCCGGTACCCACCTCGGTGACGCCGACGCGGAAACCGTCGGCCGTCAGGATCGTCTTGCGCTTCATCACGCCACCTTCCAGAACATGACCCTTCGCCCGGTCAGCTCGTAGATTCCCTTGTGGGACAACGTCAGGACGCCGTCCTCGCGGAGTGAGAGCACCGTGGGGGTGATCTCGTTGATGGGCCGTCCCGTCAGCGCCGCGATGTCGCGGTTACACAGCGGGCCGTGCGCCTTGATCGTGTTGACGACCTCGCGCTTGCGGTCGCTCATCTCCGGGAGAACGGAGTGGTACGCCTCACGGCTGGTGTCTTGGACCGGCATCAGAGCCACCGCCTCGCGGTGCGGTCGATGTTGAAGTCCGACACGTTGCGAGCCAGCGGGAATCGGGGCTCGAGGTGCGTCACCGTGGTCTTGACGACCGACTCCTTGCCGTCAGCGCCCTTGACGAGGGTCTTGCGGGCCCAGGTGGCCGGCTTGGTGGCCAGCAGTCCCGACAGGATCTGCTGGTGAATGACGTTGGCCTTCTTGGGCATTGCGTTCGGGGTCGCCATCAGGCGTGTTCCTTTCGTTGGTAAATGTCAAGTCTCTGGGCAAGCAAAAGCACGCCCGAGTAGCGGAGTGTCTCCCACCAATCACCGCGTTGGTTACCGGCTCCTCGCCGTGGGAACTCGGGCCTGCTCGAACGTCTAGCAGGAGTTGAGCATGTCGCCTGCCCACATGCCGCCGAGGAACGGCAGCAGCGGGCTCGTACCCGACCCTCCGTAGTTGTTGATCGTGGTGTGCGGCGTCGACACACGCGGAGACGAGATCCGGGGTGACGGCGGGCGCGGGATCGAGGGAACCCGCGGCGACGGGGCCAGGGGCTTCTCGACCGACATCAGGCCGACAGCCGGGGCTGCGTCACAGGACGTGGTGGTGCTGTCGCATGCGGACAGGCCGAACGCCGCCGTACCGGCGATGACGATCGTGGCGATGATCTTCTTCATGGTGTGCGCTACTTTCTGTGGGTAAATGTCAAGTCAGCGACCGAAGTCGTTGATCTGCATGGTGTCTCCGACGAACTCGAGCGAGGCGAAGTCTTGGCCCGACGCGTCGGACTTCCCACCTCGGTTCTTGACCGTGGAGACGTTGAGCGAGTCGGGACCGAAGCCGTCCGACACGCGGTTGAGGGTGAGCACCATCTCAGGCACGCGCCCGATCTGGCCCTTGATGCCCGACAACGGGATCGGCTTGTTGCCGTCGTTGTACGGGCCGGTGACATGGTGGAGCCCGATCACGCAAGAGCCAGTCTCCCTGGCCATTTCGTGCAGGTAGTCCATCAGCGACTCGAGCCCCGCGAACGGGTCGTCACTGTCCGTGTTGTCGGTGCGGACGTTGGTGATGTTGTCCACGACGATCAGCGCCGGGTAGTCCTCGTAGAGCGCGTCATACGCCTCCAAGGACTCCTCGATGATGTCCAGCGAGGGTGACGCCTTGTAGTTGAACCGGATCGGCAGAGCGTCCAGCTCGTTGCCGATGTCGTCGGGGATCGTCATGTCTCGCACCGCCCGCGTGGACCGTTCGAGTGACCATCCGCTCAGGATGGACACCGACCTCGAGAGCTGGGTGAACGCGTCGGAGTCGGCGCTGAAGTACAGCGTCGGCACCTTGCTCTTGAGCGCGTAGGCCAGCACGAACGCCGACTTGCCGGTACCCGGACCAGCGCAGACCAGGACGAGCTGGCCGCGGCGGAGCTGGGTGCCTTTCATGTCGAGCGCGTTCCACACAGGTGGCAGGGGATCACCGGCTGAGCCGCGGATGTAGAGCGACTGCCGTGGGGTGTACATGCTCTCCTCTCAGAAGGGCGGGCCGTAGGTGTCGAGGATGTAGTCGTAGATCGCGTCGGTCAGCGACGTGAGCGATCCGCCGTTGTGAAACAGCCAGTGGTTGACCACGTTTCGGATGTCCTCGCGGAGCCTGTCTGTGGGCGTCACTTGTTCCTCTCGATGATGATCTTGGCGTCGTGGATCTCGCGGCCGGCGTGGGCCGCTCGGGTCTCCTCGTCCAAGGCTTTCTGCATCTGCGACATCAGCCGCGTGCCCCGGAGCTTGAGGATCTTCATGATCTGAGCGCCCTTGTAGCCAGCCCGGTGCATCCGCAGGACCGCGGCCGTCTCATGCGGCGCGGCCGTCGATCGCAGCAGCGGGTGGTTCGGATCCCAGTTGGTCATCTCTTCCCTTCGGTGAATGTCAAGTAGGTCACAGCCCAAACTCCTCCTGGTACATCGGGATGAAGGCTCGGGCGGGCGTCGGCCTACCGGCCGCGACCTCGGTGTCGAACAGATCGATGAGGTGGCGGATGTAGGCGCGATGCCAGGGTGGTGCCTCGTCGTGCAGGGTGGTCAGCTTCCGCCGCTGCTTCGCGACGTTCATGTCGACCTGGATGTCTCTCACAGGACGAACCTCTCCCCGTCCGGGGTGGCCACCACCACCTCGCGGTTCGGGTGGTCAGCCTTGGTCGCCTCGGCGAACCGGAACGCGGCCTTCTCCTTGGGGAAGGGCCAGCGCGACGGGTTGGACTGGACATGCCACGGCGGAAGCTCGGGTATGGGCCCCAGCTCCACGAAGGTGCTCCCTCCGGTGTCGTGGTCGAGCGTTGTTCTGTATTCCTTCATCTGCCTGCCTTATAGGGAAGGTGACACTTCGGTAAATGACAAGTCGGACTACTGATAAATGGGGCAGGAGTAACTCACATCACAGAAGTTGCACTTGTCGGGCTCCGGGAGCGCGGGGAACTCCCCGGCCTGGATGTGTGCCTCGACTTCGTGGAACCTCTCGGTGATGCGCTCCCGCGTCCACTCGGTGAGGTCGTAGGGCTCGGTGATGACCGCCTTCTTGCCCTTCTTCCCCGCCATGTAGTAGTCGCCAGTGCGCGGCGGCTCGACGCCGAAGAGCATCGAGATCGCGAGCGCGTAGACGCCAAGCTGGAAGTCGTCTCCGGGCTTGTTTCCGGTCTTGTAGTCCCGGACCCTCAGCTCACCGTTGACGACGACCACAGCGTCGATGTAGCCCCGTACCTTGATGCCGTCCAGCTCGATGTTGAACGACAGCTCGATGGCCGGTCGACTGGGCTTGCAGCCGCAGTCCTCTACGTGGGTGGTTGTCAAGCTGGACACCTGAGCTTCGTCCGCGCCGCAGCGCGGGTCCACGATGGCCGGTGCCACCCAGATCGTCTGGCCCTTGTCCCGACGCCAGTTGATGAACTTCTCGACTTGCTCGAGGCCGATGTGGAATCGGCGCTCGATGTCTCGCTCCCCGTGGTACGGGCCGCTGTGGAACCACCAGTCGAAGTTCGGTGTCTCGGCGCACAATTCGCCGATGTCCTTGGCGTACTCCTCTTTGAAGATCTCCTGGGCCCGTTCGAGGGTCATCTCACGACCCTCGGCGAGCGCCTTCTCGTAGACCTCCGCGACGGTGTGGAACGCCGTGCCCTGCGGCAGCCAAGCGGCCGGCCGCGCCCACACCTTGTCGACGCGAGCCAGCTTGTACGACATCGGGCAGCGGGTGTACTGGTTGATCTGGCTGACGCTTCGCAGCGGCAGCTTCTTCATGGTTTCTGTCATACAGCCGCCACCTTCTCTTTCAACAAATCGCCTACAGCGGTCATGATCCGATCCCGCACCTCTTCCACCGTCAGCGATCGTGGGACGACGGGGAACGCATCAGCCTGAGTCATCTTGGCTACCAGGAAATCTCCGCGCTCCCCCATCCAGTTGGGTTCTTCTCTGGATCCTCGGCCGTAGACCTCGAAGCGGTTCGCCGCGAGGATCATGTTCGAGATCGGCCGGTACATCTTGCCGGTGTCGTTGACCAGGGGGCTGCGATAGACGAGGAGGATGGAGACCGGATCTAGGTGCTCCCATCCCTTCCACCATGTGTCGCAGGTCTGCGCGTATAGCCACCCCGGTTCGTCCACGATCGTTTGGACGGGCGTGTGAACTACTTCAGGGAACAGGTTGACCAGCCGCGTAAGCGCCATGACTTTGCATTCCAATCTGCTGTGCGCCAACCGATCTGGAGCGCACAACCGGGTAGAGCGGTTAGGATTCGATTAGATCCTCGATGCCTTGCGGCCACGTCCACAGCAGTTCTGCCTTGGCGTTGAGGGTGCCGTCCTCATCGAGAACCTCTGGCCGGACATGCTCGTTCACCCGAATGAGGCAGTCGCCGTCACGCGTCTCGCGTGGGACGTACCTGAAGCCGCCACCGGCCATGCCTGGGCCTGGCGGGATGCTCGGGTCGAACTCAAGCACGACGTTCTGCTCGCGCAGTCGACGCCACCAGGAGATCAGCCGCCTCTTCTTCTCTTCGGAGAAGCCTCTGAAGCTGAGCTGTCTCATGTACTCGCCGTGGTCGCGGAGCTGCTGGAAAGCCTTCGACTTCGAGTGGATCGAGGTCGTCTCGAACGGCCACAGAGCTTTGACCTGCTGCCGCGTGTTCAAGCGTCCCCCGTAGGTCTTGACCTGCCACTCGACAGCTTGGCGCGTCACGCCGTGCATGTCGCCGATTTCTCGGTAGTTGTACCCCTTCCCTACGAGATCCTCAATCGTGCTGAGGGTCAGTGGTGTCCTCGACGTGGGTCTTATAACGTCGAGGTTCGAGATTTTGCCGCTCATGTTTCCCTCCATGAGAAAGGTAAATGTCAACGTGAATCTCACGGAGACATGTTGGTGCCTGTCAAGTGTAGTCCTTTGATCGTTGTGCTGAAGCCGCCGTATTAAGTTGTGGCCCCCACACCGTTAGGCTTCGCCTCTGGCTGAGGCGTCCGGGCATCCCTTACGTCTTTCCGACGTTCGTTGACGCTTGCGTAATGTACACACGGGGTGTGACAAGGAGCAAACGTCCCCCCTCGCGAAACTATACGCCCATGTCAGCCTCATCGGTTAGCTCGTCTATGCGATCCTCGATGTCTTCGAGATCCCACTGAGCCTGCCTGCTGCCGGGGTGCGTACGGAGGAAGCTCGCAGCTTCGTCACGAAGCTCCTCGAGTTCTTCGAGGTCATCGATGTCATCGACGTACATTTCGTCAGAACCCTCTCTGATAGTTGCCTGTGTGCTCAAGACCGTGAGCAGATGCTCAGCTCGGCCATTGAAGTGATTCGGACCTCGGTCCGCTTGACCTCAGTATTCCGTCGTGCTAAGCCGGTCCCAGCAAACTAGCGCAGGCCCACCCGGTCGGAGCCGTAGACGAAGATCCCTTCGATCTCGGCGTCCTGGCTGTCGTGGAACTGCGCCAGGGCCCCCTCGTAGTCCTCGGCGATGAAGGGCCACAGCGACCCGTACTCATCGACCACGACGTAGACGTTCTTGCCCTCCACTACGAATCCTCTCTGCGGGCCGCGCCCGTCGCGAAGTACATGGGCCAGTCGACCAGCTCGCGGACGAGGTCCGGGATCTTGGACGCTGGGATCTCCAGCGGATCGCCGACGTTCTGCGTCATGCCGTAGTCGAGCACTCGCCCGTTGTCGGACTCGCGCTGTATCCGCTCGGTGCGCTGGATGGACAAGCCTTCGAGGTCGCCGTTGATCTCCATCGGTCGGACCTCGTACTTGGTGATCTTGCGGTCGAACGCCATCAGAGGTTGTTCCTTTCTTCGATGCACTCGGGGTCGTCACAGGTGCAGTGCATGTCTCCGCACTCGTCACCCTCGGCGTGGTAGGAGATGAACTCCTCGACGCGGGAGGGCTCGACCCCGCACGCCTGCAGCATGTCGGCCAGCGCCTCCATCTCCATGCAGGTCAACTTCGTGCCGATGTCTCCGATCAGGTAGCCGTCGCCCCAGATCTCCTTGAACTGCTCCATCGCGAGCTTTGGGCTCACCCCGATGCGCTCGGGCTTCACCTCTCGGATGGCCTGTGCCTGATCGACACACTTCTCATTCAGGGTCTTGCTCATGAATCCTCCTTCAGCCCAAGGGCTTCGGCGATCGCGGAAGCCAGGTGCTCCCCGGCCTCTTCGAGGTCGAGGGCGTAGTCGAATCTGGTCTCATCGAAGGCTCGGTATTCGTGCTCGATGACCTCGCTGTCCTCGTCGCGGTACTCATCGAGTGCCTTCTCGCGGGAGTCGACCAGCTTCTGGAATGCGGTCAGAGCAGACCGCACCTTGTCGATGCCTCCGATGGTCATCATCGTGGGCGCGTACGTGTGAATGTTGCTGTCGCTCATCGGTAGTCGATCTCCCATCCCTCTGGCACGTCCTGTTTGGCCCCGCAGGAGATGCACTGCAGGTACTCGCCGTCCCCGTCGTCGCTGAAGTCTTCGGAGCCCCCCCAGTAGGCGCGGATCGTCTTGGTCTCGGGGTCGACCTCGGTGGACCACGTTCGGACGTAGCCCTCTTCGGTGAGGCTCCAGTCGTGCTCTACGCAGGCCATCACAGCTCCTTGATCTTGGTGCGGTGCCTTTGGTTGTCGGAGTGAGCCTGTGCGGCGAACCGCACGAAGCTCTCGCTCTCGGACCTGCACTTCCATGTGCAGTCCTTGCACTTCGCTCGGAAGGGCATCAGCAGTACCAGTGCTTTCTGCAGTAGCGGGACTTCTTGTCGGGCTGGTCGTGTTCAGCCGCAGGTTGATCCGGCCATGCCTACGCAATGCCTTGCGGATCTCGGCACCGATCAGCAAGCCGGCCAAAACCGGGTGCGACAGCAGGAACGCGGTCCTGACAGCTTGAGCACGCTGCTGAGCTGGCATGCCTGACTGGCCCGACCGCGACAAGCACGCCGCGGCGCATCCCTTGGATGCCATCGGGCACAGGTTGAACGCTCCGGTCAGACCGAACGCGTCACGCACGTCCCGAAGGCTTGCCGCCATCAGACCGCGCTCAGGGGTCAGCATGAGCCCGAAGCTGGGCAGGCTGTTCTTCGACAGCTTCTGCTGAGACGCACCGCTGGTCAGCAGGTCAGCGGCCGAACGCTTGTAGCCAACGGTCTCCCGCAGCTCAGCCCACACCTTGCGGGCCCATGCCACGTCAGTCGATCCGTGCAGACCGGCGATGACTGCAGCGCCGAAGTCTGCCTTGACCAGGATGGTCTCTACTCGGGTGGTCACAGTTCGGTCCCTTCGGTAAATGTCAAGTCAGCGGACGCGGACGTAGCTGTTGCCTCGAGCGACATAGATCTTGCCGTCGATGTAAACGCGCTGCTGTGCATTCATCATGCATTCCTCTCGGGTAAATGTCAAGTCGGACTACGCCCAACGGCGCTTTGTCGGACGCTTGCGGGAAACCTCACGGCGCACGGTCGTGCGGCGCACAACGGTGCCCAAGGTCAACTCTTCGAGCTGGCGCTCAGCCATGCCCTTCGGGCGGCAGTCGCCCTCTTCTTCGATCTTGACGTCGAAGTCAGTCCACCCCTTGAGACCTTTGTCCAGCTCACGATCCAACAGGCGAACCGGTGCCTGATCAGGGGCAACGAACGGTGTCTTGCACGATTCGCGGGCAGTGACGCGAACCTCACGGTGCTCAGCGAAGAGCGGCATAGCGAATCCTCTCGGTAAATGTCAAGCCTGAGATCAAAGCTCAGGCATACGTGGGTAGCGCGGAATCGAACCGCGTAGTCGTGATGCCGCCATCCCTTGCGGGATGCGCCAGACCATAGCTCAGGTGTCATTCCACACCGCCAGAGCTACCCGGTAGTCTGAATTCTTCCAGCGAGTCGACAGAATCTATCGGATCCTCGTCGCTGGCATACATTTAGTGTTGTCGGTCGTGGCGTGCCCGAAGGAGCCCGCGTCCCAAGATCGATACAACCCCGGCGACATTTCTGCCTTAAGCCGTGCTCTGTGAGCTTTCAGCCCCGTCGATCGCGGGGCGTAGGACGTGGAGATTGGAGATTGTCCCGCTCGGTCTTGCGTGTTTCTCACTTTACCGGATGGCCGGGTGAATGTCAAGCGGGCCGTTTAGGTATTCGCATCGATGCCCTCGTTAGCGCCGCTGGCGTAAGGCGCTACCCGCTCGTTTTCACCGGTCCAAGTTGGTGTGTCTCAGACATTACCCGGTGGGCGGGTTAATGTCAAGTCCGGAGAAACTTGCTGGTGGATCTTCCCCACCGCCGTCGCGAACCTCTCGGTTCCGACTACCGCCTTGCTGCTGCGATGACACAAGTATGCACTACCGTCGGGTGGATGTCAAGTGCAACCGGGAAATTGCCCTCTACCTGCAGTAATGGCGCTATCCGGGTGGCTGTAAAGGGGCCCGTAATGGGCCCGTGGCGGCCGTCGGCGGCCGTGACCAGCGGCCGGGAACAGGAACAGGGGCCCGCGGGATCCGCGCATAGGCTGCTCGTTCCGTGCTCGGTATGGGCCCGCGGCTCGCGTGTGCGCTCGCGTGCGTGGGCGTGCGTGCGTGGGCCCGTGAGGGCATGAGTGGATCCCCACATTGCAGTGTTCTAGCTGGTCAGAGCCTAATCCCCTTATCCGGCATAGGCTGCTCACTATCGCATCGGTGTACTCGTATGCACTGGTCAGACACACATCACCTAGTGCTGTGACCTGCACAGATGCACACACACATGTGTACACACATGTTAGCTGTACATTGTGCCGGCTATTCGCATGTATGCAGGTCAGAGATGTATCGCATGAGATAAGAGATTATCTTTTGTTTGCTAGTGCCCTGTGCCCTGTGCCCTCGAGATGATCAGCACGCGTGGCATCGCGTGCGCTTGCGTCGTTTGCGCTGGTCAGATGCCCTCGAGAGACCCCAGGGGGGATACCCCCTAGGGGTACCTTCCTGACCGGTCGGTTA